AACGCACAGATAAAATCAACAAAACTCGGCTTCATAAGCAACGGCATATTTGATTTTACGCTTGTCCTCGACATTCAAGGCGGAGGCGGTATTGCTCTTGGTGGCTGGGCTATGGATCAGTATGACAAAGAGAAAAATAAAAGAGTAGGCACTGCTTACGGAATGAATTTGATAATGCGGATTCTTGAAGTTGTAGGTGTTGATACCTGGGAAGAGCTTGAGGGCAAATACATAAGAATTAAAAACGCAAAATTAGGAGACCGTGTTTCCGCTATCGGCAATCTGATGAAAGAAGAATGGATCGACTTTGATACATTCGGAAAGGAGTTTATATGAAACAACTGACTAAAGAGCAAGAAGAAAAAGGAATCGAGCTTATGCGTAAGCAAATGGGAATTGACGGCAACGCTTCTCTCGGAGCAAAAGGCGGTAATGTGGAGCGGGTAAAAATCTCAGAAGCCCAGTTCTTCCCGAAACTTCCGAGCTACTGGAAGTCGACAAAGGTGAGCATATACAACATTCTCGCCAAGGACGCTGACGAGTATATCCGCTCATACGACTTCAACGGACTCCATGTAATAGTTTCTCCGACAAAGTATAACGGCATGGAATGGCTTCATGTGTCTTTCAGCAGAAAGAGCAGGATTCCCGATTACAAGGACATTCAGCTCGTAAGAAAGGACTTTATCGGTACTGACAAGAAATCAATAATGGTGTTTCCGTCAGAGGAACATTATGTGAACTTCGCAAAATACTGTCTGCACCTTTGGTACTCGGCTGAGAATCCTATCCCGGACTTCGATGTGGACTTGGGCGGGATGAAGATGATTTAGGACATAAGAGCCCTCGTTTGTACGGCCCGCAATAAAAATCTGAACCTTTGTAGGTCGTATTAACGGGGGCTTTTTATTAAGTGTCTGATTTTTCAGACAATCTCATATTAAATCGAAATTATTGATAAGGGGGTGTTTATGGTAGGAACAAAACCTTACCCAGAAAGAGACCTGATGTGGGAGTTCGAGAACTTCCCTAAGCGGGTGATTGATATGGTTACTGAAGCCTGCAAGTCACTGCTTCTTGACGCTACCGATAAGGATTCTTTTTCAGCTTACGGCGAGTATTCAAGGACAATTACTGTAAAACAGGAAGTCGAGAATACGGTGGCCATTGCTGATGTCACGATTCAGTTCAAACATCTTGCCGAGTGCAATGTAGACAAGGGCTACAAGGTTATATGCAAGGGAAGCGTGACTGACGGAAAGAAGACCTATGAGAGCGAGTGGGAAGAGACACCTGCCGAGCTTCTTGGTATGGGTGATTACAAAGATTTGGTTGACCTCATAGAGAACCACAATCCTACGGATTTCACATACAACACAATAGAAAAGTTCTTTGAATATCTTCGGGAAAATCTGGCTAACATCGAAGATTCTCAAGAGGTTGTCGCATGACAACAGAAGAAATTATTGAAAGATTTTTTGCAGAGGGTAGACATGCTTTCAAGGTTTATACGGCAAAAAGAAGTCCCGAAATAAGGAAACTTCTGCGCCATGAGGCAGTAATAATTGAAGGTACTGAATACACCTATTTGCAAGAATTGGTTGTGGTTAAAACTGCTGAATATATCCGCACAATTTTACCGAATTGCGACATAGAGGTAATCCTTGACGGGAATGATTCAACTCTTATTTTAACATTAAATGACGATGAAAAACGGAAACTTACCGGCGAGCTATTCGCATTCATTGACAAATATTGCAAATAAAAAACACGGAGGTTTTTAATGCCAATTATGACTAAATATGAATTCTGTCTGCTCTGTGCAGACAAGTACGAATCAGAGGGAAATGTCACCATGCGAGACATTTACAGAAAGCTTATGTCAGAACTGACTGTCATGGAGGCCAGGGAAAGTATATGAGTGAAGATGTAAAGAGTGTGTCAATCAAAAGAATGAAAGAGGCTTTACGCCATGCTTTGGATAAAGCTGACCCGAACCTTGCTCAGTACCCGGAAATCAAACGGGCAAGGATTAACTGGCCTATGAAGCCGTTTACGGACGAATTGAAAAAGGTTGTGACGGAGTTTAAGCAATTCCGAAGCGTTGTCTTCGAGTTCACCGAGGAGCAGATTAAGTCACAGCTTACGACCTGCATACTCAAGACCGAGACATTCAGGTTAAGGCTCTCGTTCGACTACAAGACAGGTATGGTCTCTTGTTTCTGCGTGGGGAAGGATTTTGACGGAGTGACGAAGGACTTTCCCGTTACGGACTTAGTTGAGACTGTCCGTGGGTTCATGCCTAAGAAGCGTGTGGTAAAGATTGTTCGGAAGAAAGTATAAGGGGGTGTTTATGACAAAGAATGATTGGCCTTTGTTAATGGATATTGTAGACGAGCATATCCGTAACCTTGAGAGAGAGAAGGACGAGCTTCCAGAAGAAGAGCTCGCTGACTTCGAGGATTACGAGGAGCGTGTTTACTCTCTCTTCGCTCGTCTTGGAATCCACATCAAGTACATAAAAGAAATCACACACTGGCGTGACTTCATGGATAAGGACAAGGCTATTCAGTATCTCATAGCTCTGTCCGCTCCAGGTATTGATAAGCCCGACTGTGAGTGCGGTTTCAGAGAGATTCCAGAAGCGTCGTGAGATATTCCTTTATCACCTCTTTCTTGTCCTGCGGGTCTTTGCCTGTGACAAGATACTCCACGGTGGTTCCAAGAGCGTCTGCAATGGCTACGGCCTCATTCGCTCTTGGAAGATTGCCGTAGCGTTTATATGAGTTGTAAGAATCGTAATTCATACCGCACGATTCAATAAGCTCTCTGAGATTCTTATTCTGTGATTTTGCAAGCGTCTTAACTCGCTCATAGAAATCGTTCATATAAACATTATCGGAATAAAAAATTGGTAACTTAACTAAAATTTATATTGATTAAATGGTAATATAACCGTATAATAAATATAAAGTTGGTTACATTACCAATTAGAAATGTTATCGCTAGGTTCTTTAACCTGCATATAAAAGATTTTGTCGTAGAAGTCTTTTATCGGAGAGCTTAGCGACGACATTTTTGGGAAAGATTTAAGCGTCTTTTTTCTTAGATGTATTGTTGGAACACAGTGTAATGAGAAAAGCCCGTAACCTTTTCTGATTGCATTGGGCAGTCACCTCTTGAGGAAGAGTGAAAGCCGATTGGTTTTTTGTTACGGAAAAGCCAGTCGGCTTTTCTTTTTGGAGGAAGTTTCGTATATGGGTGGAAACGAACTGAGTTTATTTGATAAGTCAGAAAAGACAGTAACAACAAAAGAGCTTTCGGAGACATTAAATGTTGGTGAAAGCTCAATTAAAAGAACCGTGATTAAACTCCGACCGGTACTGGGCGAAGTTAAAACGAATCGCCAGGGTGGTTATGCTTTTAATGAAAAACAAGCAACGCTTATCAAACAGGAAGTGCAAAAACATCATAACCTTGTGAACAGACAAATTGATAACATCACAACAGAACTTGAAGAAAATCAAACAATCGCAAACGCAATGATGATTCTTCAACGAAGGAACGATGAGCTTAGACAGCGAGCGGAACTTGCGGAAGAATCTTTACAACGGCTTGCTGACGCAAAAGGCGAAAAAACTGTAAAAGAAGTCGCAAAGATTCTTGGTTACGGAGAAAAGAACTTCTTCGCTCTTATGAGAGGTATGGGAATCTTTTTCTACGACAACGGAATAAATCTTCCAAAGCAAGAGTATATAAACTCTGGATACTTCTTCGTTAAGACTGAGAATTATCCTCGAAATGGTGAAGAGTTCACTTATACAAGAATCTATGTCACAGCAAAAGGTCTTGTATGGCTTGAAAAGAAAACGAAATCAGTAGCATAAAAAAAATTACAACCTCGTCACCTAATGACGAGGTTGACGAGGTTAAAAAATCATGGAAAACCAAGAATATATTATCCGTCTTAAAGACAAGACCAAAGACTTCACAATCGTTTATAACGCTTGCTTTAAGGACAATACAATCTCAATGCAGGCGATGGGCTTATTCGCTTATCTTATGACCCTTCCTAATGACTGGGAAATTCACAAAGAAGAACTTGTATCTCATTTCTCAAACGGTCGTGATGCCGTTCTTAAAGCCTTTGACGAGCTTGTTGAGAAAGGTTATATCGTCGTTGAAGAAATTAAAGGTGATAAAGGACAGTTCGGTAAGAAGGTTTATAAAGTGTATGAAGTATCACAGGGAGAGACTAAAATTGTCAGAAAACAGAGAGGTAAAAAAGAATGTTCTGATAAAGAACCAGTAACGGATAACCATAAACGGAAAACCGTTACTGGAAATCCGTTAACGGAAAATCCGATACTACTAAATACTGATAATACTAAAGACTTATTACCAAGTACTAATAACAAATCTTCTTCTCTGCAACCAAGCGAATCCTCTGACAACGATTCCTTGCTGCAAGAAGAAAATTCTAAATCTCATTACGAGCCTTTCTCACCGAGCGAAAAAATTCCGTCTGATTCAGAATCTCTTCCGAAACGAAAAAGAAATTCTAAATCTCATTGTGGCGGAGCCACAGAAGAAAAAGAGACCTCAGAATTTAAGCAAGTAAAAGACTTGTATTTAAAAAACTACAACACACTTGTTGAACAAAAGGTTATCACAGCACAGAAATTCTCTCAGAAACAATGGCAATCTTTCGGTGCAACGATTAACCAAAACATTGCGAAATACGGTCTTGAGTCTGTCTTGAAGATTCTCACGAACTCTTTTGATGACGATTTCTGCCGAAGGTCGGGATATATCCTAACAACCATTTTTCATACAAACATTGCTCCGAGACTTTTGGTTGCACCGAATTATTATCCGAACAGTTTTAACAAACAATCTTTATCACCTCGTTCTTACCAGCAACCACGGCAGTTTGACGAGAACCACCTTTTCTTCTAGGAGATATTTATGAACGAGCTTTTTGAGTTCCCGAAATACAAGATTACGAACAGAATCCGCCTCATAGAGCTTTTCGGTGGTATCGGCAGTCAGGCAATGGCTCTGAGAGACATCGGGGCTGATTTCGAGCATTACAGGCTCGTGGAGTTCGACAAGTACGCAGTGGCAAGCTACAACGCAATCCACGGAACTGACTTCAAGGTAACTGACATCCGTGACGTGCACGGTTCTGACTTGGGAATAACCGAGAAAGACAAGTACACATATCTGGTCACATACTCATTCCCTTGTCAGTCGCTTTCCGTGGCAGGTAAACAAGCCGGAATGAGCAGGAAAGACTGGGAAGAAGGTAAGTCCACAAGGTCGGGGCTTTTATGGGAAGTGGAGCGAATTCTTAAAGAGTTGCCTAAAGACGACCTTCCGCAAGTCCTGCTTATGGAGAATGTCACCCAAGTCCACGCAAAGAAATTTATTCAAGATTTCAACCTTTGGTGTGACTTCCTTAAGTCTCTTGGTTATAAGAATTTCATAAAAGACCTTAACGGGAAGGACTACGGAATTCCACAGAGCAGAAACAGATGTTTTATGGTTTCAATTCTGTCTGATGGATTCGTTGACTATGAGTTTCCGAAACCACAGGAACTCAAGACCGTTATGAAAGATTATCTTGAAGAATCTATAGATGAGAAATATTACATCAAGTCGGAAAAGGCTGACAAGCTGATTAGGGAGCTGATTGAGAGCGGAGTATTACCAACAGAGAACAGAGAACAGAGAACAGAGAACAGAGAACAATACGCACCATCGACTTATGTGTCAAGAGACCTAGAGAAATCTCGGTCGCAAACTGTATCTCCGCAAGAGACAGGGGAATCAGTAATAGGCAAAAAGAAGGTAGCGGCGTATGTGAGACCGTTGGGTTTCATTAAGAAAGGGACTGGCAAGCATCAGAGCAATATGGTGTATGACAAAAACGGGCTTTGCCCTACAGAATATGCAAGTTTATACAAAGAACCTTTCAAGGTGGTTGAGAAATGGCAGAAGTAAAAATTATCGGAAAAATGGATAACACGATAGACCATACATTCGAGAGTGCTAACCGTGTTTATGACAAGTTGGGATTGTGTCCCACAATCCCAACTTGTGGTGGCGGAAACATACAGCCAAAAATCATTGAAGACTTTTATGCTAACAGACCTGCAAGAGTTTACGAGGAAGTCGCTCCGACTATAAGAGCCGAGAGAGAGGGATTAAAAGTGATAGACCTTAACCGCAACGGCGGATTAGGCTGGAAGAATTGCGGTTCATTCGGAGGTGTTGAAAAGTTGGAAAAAGACAAGCAGATAGTAGCAATGAGAGGTCGGGGTGAGAATAATGAGCAGAGATTGGAGCTGAACGATACTAACTGCACGAACACTTTGACAACCGTTCAGAAGGACAACCTCGTTCTTGAACGAGGTTGTCAGTACCGAATACGAAAACTTACGGCAAGAGAGTGTTGGAGACTTATGGGATACTGTGATTCTGATTTTGATAAAGCTTCTGCTATTGTCAGTCAAACTCAACTGTACAAACAAGCGGGCAATGCAATTATCAAGCAGGTTCTTATGGGGATTTTCAGTCAGCTCATAGGCCCGAAGGAGGCAGTATGATATATCACTGTAAGATACACGGCGACTATGAAAACAAAGAAGTCGGAGTCCTGTGGAAAAACTTCTCGTTGGGCTGTCCTAAATGCCTTGCCGAGCATACTGCAAAAGATAAGGCTGCCGACGAACAGAAAAAAAAATGGGCTGCACAAGAGACCGCACTTCACGAACGATACCTGCTCTCAAAGCGTGGTATCGAAGAGGAGTTCCTTGATGTAACCCTTGACGACTACAAGGCTGAGAGAGATGACGAAAAACAGGCTTTACAGGCGGCGAAGGAACTGCTTGAGGGGAAAATCAAGAAGCTCGTCCTGCTCGGAAACTTCGGTACGGGCAAGACAATGATTGCCTGTGCTCTTGCGAGGGAGCTTGAGGGAATCCGAATCACGATGTTCGAACTTGGGGCAAGAATAAGGGCCATGTTCAATAACAGGCAGGGAACAGAGCTTGATGTGCTTAATGATATACTTTCTTATCCGTTCATAGCGATTGACGAGATAGGACGGACAAAGGGAAGTGAGGCAGAGCTTAACTGGCTCTCATACCTCATAGACAAGGCCCATTCAAGAGGGATTCCCTTGATGCTTATAAGCAACAGGGAAAAAGCGAGAAACCTTCCTGAAGAGCGAAGAGGAGAGAGTTTTGAGATGTACCTTCCGAACGACGCTATCTCAAGGCTGAGACAGGATACAAAAATTATTGAACTTAAAGGAAGGGACAGGAGAGGCGACAATGCAAACATTTTGTGATAACGAGAGCGAGAAGATCCTTCTCTGCCAGATGATACTTAACAACAAGATTATCCCGGAAGTAAATTCAGCTCTTAAGGCGACAACATTCTACAATCCGCTCTCTGCGAAGTGCTTCTCACAGATTACAGAGTTTTTTGCAAAGGGCATGAAGGTTGACGAGCTCTTGCTTATGACTGAGTTCAAGGAGATTCCTGCTCAATACAAGGGGGAGATTCTTAATGCTACGGCGACTGCAAGTAACTGGAAGTTTTACGCTGACAAGATTCGTAATACTTTTATAGCACGAAACTATAATCAAATTGTGCTCGCGAAATCGGCTGAGATTCGTCCTGAGAACGCAAATCAGAAGATACAGGAAACTCTCTCCGAGCTTAATGCAGTGCTCAATAACAATGTTCAGCCACATATCCTTGCTTATGCTGACATGATTCCGGCATATCTCGACAAACTTAATGAGAGGATAAACAACCGTACCATACCATTCGGAATTCCTACGGGACTTGAGACTCTTGATGAGCTTTTTGGCGGCGGATTTCCTGATGAATATGCGTTTATCTCGGCTCGTCCTTCACTCGGTAAAACAGCTCTTGCATTGCAGCTTGCAAACAAGTTTTCACTTAAGCGCAAGATTCTGTTTATTGAATTTGAGATGACTGAGACCTCAATCATGGAACGAACGATTATGAATGAGTCTAAACTTGATGGACGAAAGCTTAGGAGCGGATTTATGACTGAATCTGAGTATGGCTCACTTAATAACTGTTTCGCTCGTCTCTACGACAACAAGAACATGGAGTTTGCGTTTCCGACTGAAAGAAATATTGACACCATTATTTCTATGATCCGTGGTCAAGTTATTTCTCAGCAAATTGGAGCTGTATTCATAGACCAGATGAGCTTCCTTTACATTGACGGATTCCGTGCCAAATGGGAAATGCTCGCTGAGATTTCAAAGCGCCTTCAGAACTTGCAGAAAGAATTGAAGATTCCATTCATAGTCCTTGTTCAGCAGAACCGAGAGGCTGAAGGTAAGGACGGCGGATTAGGAACTATCGCAAATGCTGACGCTATGGCCCAGGACGCTGACATAGTAATGATTCTTGAAAGGGAAAGACAGAAAGACGCTTCTGAGTTCCTTATTCCGACAAAACTGAAAGTCGAGAAGAACAGGAACTTTGCCTGCGGAACGGTATACCTTAACTTTTTTCCGCGCTACGCGATGTTCGAGGTTGACCCGAATCCGCCGACAGAAGAGACAAAGGAGGTGAAGAGGTGACGGAAAAACATCAGGCTTTTTCTGAGCTTTGGGAAAAAGTGCACGACGGAAAACAGATTCCGATAGCGAAGAAAAATGAGAATAAAAAGATTGCGGAAGAATGGTTTGAGCGTGGTGTTAAATATGCTTATGACAAGATAAAAGCCGTGATTATTGGAGAGGGAACATGCTGATACAAAAAAATATACTGCCGGAAAAATGCGTAAAAAGGCTGATTCATAAAGCGAGAGCTGATGGACATGATTCATTCAAATTGTGCGGACTGGTTTTTACGCGGATTTGGAATGGAATCGGTTTTAATAATACATGGCAAGTCTTAAAAAAGGGATTTCCCGACAGTTATTACCAGCTTGTTAAAGAATAATTAGAGGATAAAAATGGGATTTAATGACATCAACCCTTTTTACAGGGAAAAAGAGGATTGCACAATAAGGAACGGACACTGTAGGGCTTGCAGCTTATGGATTGCAGAGAATAAAACCTGCGAAAAATACAATCACATCTGCGAGGGCTGGCAATGGTGCAAGAGTTTCACGGAGAAACACAATGACAACGGAAGATTTGATACAAAAATTTCTTGACACAGGCAGGTATGCTTTCATCAAGCACACGGCAAAGCGAAGCCCTGAGATTCGGAAACTTCTCAGGCACGAGAAAGTAATGATTGAGGGCAACGAGTACGGTTGCTTGCAGGAGCTTGTTGTGGTCAAGACGGCGGAATACATAAGGGAGATTCTGCCTGGCTGTGACATAGAGGTAGAGCTTAACGGCAACGATTCGTCACTGAGAATCGAGCTGACAGAAGAAGAGAAGCGGAAGCTGACTGGCTCACTTTACGCTTTCCTTGATAAGAATAAATGCCTGTGAGGTAATTATGGAATTCGACAAGTCAAAAGTATACACTGCATTAAATGCAGATGAGTTGGAACCGGGTGATGTGGTATTCGTGGCAGATACATTGGCAGAACTTAAGCAGACACATACTGCCTGGACTATAGAGCGTATCTTAGATGAATCTATTCAGTATCGATTTAGCCTTGAATTAAACTCTGAATTAAACGTCTCTCCATTTACTGATATGCCGCGTTTTGAGCTCGCTTATCTTATTGCCAAGCACGACGACCCTTACAAAGAGTTCAAGAAAGCTCAGGCGGAGGGAAAGGAAGTATGGTTTAGTGATATAGATGGAAATTGGAAAAGTAATAAGGACATTGGTAATTTGACATTCAGTTGCTCCCCTGAAAACTACTCGCTCACTAAACCTGTTAAGATTGCACCTAAAAAAGAAGGCATATCTTGGAGAGACTTCAAGCTTGGAGATAAAGTTGAATATGCTGACATCGAACAGCTTGTAACGGCTATCAGTAAAAGAAATACAGACTGTCGTATCTATCTCAATTGGTCTGGTTGGATTGGGGACGACGATTTGAAAAGCATTAAGAGACTGGAGGACTAAGTCATGCCAGATAATCTTAGACATTTCCTGGCAAAATGGGAAGCCGCTGTATGTGAAATACGCGCAGAGAATAAAGCCTGTGAAAATAATATGTATATATCACAGCTTTGCGACAAGCTGGAGACCAGCATGGTTGCCTATTCAAAAGGCGATATAGAGTTCGCTCATTTTAGTATTTAAGGAGTAAAACATGACAAAAGAAAGAAGATTAGCCATTCAAATGTGGGAGGAAATCGCACAGCGAGACCCCGACTCTGTAAATCTTTATAAGAAGGATTTCTGTTGCAAGCATGACTTGGATTGGAAGAATGACTGTTGGTTTTGTCAGTATGTACGACAAGATTATAGAGAAGATTTACCAAGTCGTGAAGACATCTCTACAAAGTATAACGGCTGTCAGAAGTGTCCTATTTATAAATATGGTCGTTGCACAGGTGATAAGTGTGGTTGTGCATCTATGTTCAAAACAAATCTGTTTATTCAGGTAATTCACGCGATTGAAGCCGATGAAAGACGTGAAGCCGCGGAGATTATAGTTCGCTTATTGAAAGGTGAGAAGCCATGGGTTACTGGGGAGGAGTAATTTGTGGCTGCTGTGCTTCAGCAATCTTGTTTTGTGTCATGATGTTTTCGGTCATTGCTCAGAATAATGATTTGAAAACACAGATAAAGAGCTTGGAAGCCAAAGTTGAGAAGCATGACGAAATAATGCAGGCGTATGCTTTTTATAACTGGCACGCAACGCTAAAAATGGACACGGAGGACTTGGGAAAATGAGAACTTATAAAACTTCAAAGCAGAATGTTCTTTACGGAAACGATGAATACATCAAAACTCACACTAGAGAAGAAATCATGGAAAAGTTCAATGTTGATTATAATACATTGAACAATTTTTGTCATAAAGTTGGAATCCGACCAATTCCTAAGCGCAAAAATAAATATGATATACCAGAAGGATTTGAAGAATATGCAAAAGAACACTCGCTATGTGAAACAGCGAGATATTTTAACATAGCTTATACATCTGTGCTTCTTTATTGTAGGAAAAACAATATCAAGTATCTGTCTAGAAAACCAAAAGTAGGGTACAAGGATAATGGGTGCAAGCATAGTATAAAAAGAAACGGTCTTGCACAAGATATGATTAGAGAACTTAGCAAGATTTTCACAAACGCATCTATCGCAAGAGTTTTTGGATATTCCCAAGAACGAATCAGACAGATTTGTATGGAGACAGCGGAATGAAAGAACTAATCGAGCTGACGAAAAACGCTTTTGGCGGTGAGAAAATATTGAGCCTTAATTAAAAGGCTGGCTTGTGGGTGGAACAGTAACCCTCAACGAAGGAGAAGTAAATGACATTAGATGTAATTGATAGGCTACTTAATTCTGATTTACCTTATCAGCATAAATTAAGAAGTATCTATGAATTATGTAATAAGCAAATGAAAGAGTACATTCGTTTTGGTGAGATACCCAAGGATGAAAGAAGTAAGATAGGAAATGGATGTGTCGGTGATGGTTATGAAGTTGTAGGCTATGAAAAAGGTGTATCTGTCTGGGATTGTGTTTATAATTTTGATACAAATTTATACCAACTTGTTGCCCCACATCCGACAAGGTATACAAGTGGAGATTTTTCACAATCTTATGACCCCGACAATTGTTGTGGTTGTGACCTTAATAAAAAGATTTATGTTGTAACAGGTATTGAAGTTGGATATGGTGCAGATAATGAGCCATTACTTAAAGATGTAAAAACTGTGAAGGAACTTCCGTTTGATTATTTCAAGCAGAAAGCAATTTCAGATAAAAAGATTAAGGAGTAACTATGTTTGAGAAAGAAGCAGAAGAATACGGAATAACAAACTATGAATCTTGTATGTATGACGATGTGAAAGGGTGGGACACAGACAGAAAAGCAAGAGAACAAGCTTTCAAAGACGGTGCAGAGTTCGGCTATAACAAGGCTAATGAATGACACTATGTGAAAGACGGAGATTTACCTTTTGATACAGATGAAGTATTAGTTTGTCTTATATCAGATGAAATAGTAATCGACTGCTATCACAGTAACACAGGTTGGGAAAATTATCTTAATAATCAAGTTTGTGCTTGGAAAGAAATTGTACCACCAAAGGAGAGTGAATAAATGACGATTTATCTTTTTGTGATAAAAAAGAAAGATTTTCTTGACGGAAATCATAACCTTCAGGATTTGCCTGAATCAGAGAGGTAAATTATGTTTGAGAAAGAAGCAGAAGAATGGTGGTATAATGAATACTCTCCGTCATTGTATGACAATGTAAGTAAGGTTTGGCAACAAGGTGCAGAGTTCGGCTATAGCAAGATTGAGAAGATTGCAGAACTTGAACGGTTTATAAAAACGCAAGATAGAAAACTACGGCAACAATCAAAGGAGTGCGATAAGGCGATAAATAGAGTAGAAATCCTTGAAAAGGAAAATGCAGAACTAAAAGAAAAATTAGAAGGTGCAGAAAAGGCAAGAGATTATTGGAAAGATAGTTCTTTTGATTGGCGACATAAATGCACAAGTAGAAAGCCTTTTAAGGCTGCGGTAAAAGCACAGAAACAACTCACCAAAGCAAAAGAGATAATCAGAGACTTGTTGAGTTGTCTGTATTCTGTAGAATATGACCGTGTATCTGATTTAGAACAAGCTGAGCAATTCTTAAAATAGCGAGGTGGAGAAATGCCTAAGATAATTTATCATTCGTGCGAAGGCGGATACTTAACAGAGATACAATTCGAAGGAAAGCAATCAAGATTGTTCACTACAATGCAAGAGGCTTTAGCCTATCTTTCTATGTTCTGCCCTCCCAGCACCTGCCCTCAGGAAATAATTGCAGAAACCTGCAGTAAGGCATCTGTTATAGAGTCCTTGACAAGAGAAAGGGAGACAGAAAATGACTAAAGACGAAATGAAAAGCAGAATCAGCATGGCACTTAAAGACCCTGTGTCGCAGCAGGGTTTTGAGATTATTTGCAAGGAAAATGTAAAGTTTGCATCTGAATTACAGAGGTGCAGAGATGAAATAGGAAGATTGCAGGGATTACTTGCGGATGAAGTGCATAAACACAAGGTTACAAGGGATAAGCTTGCTAAAGCAAAAGAAATAATTAAAAAGTTTTCGGAGTTTGTAAATAATAGGGCTGAGTATGACCCCGAACACCCCCAAGAATATACAGACTTGTGGTATGAACTTTGTGCAGAAGCAGAGCAATTCTTAAAGGAGGAATAGGACTATGGAGTTTGAGGTTTCAAAATATCGTCCTTTCAAAGATACGGAAGAGTTGATTGACTGGTGGTTGGATAATTACAACTCACACAGAATAGACCGTAGTTACGAAGAGCCTTTAATATGGGTAAAGAGAAAAGATGGTGAGTGGACTTCACTAATAACTGACTTTACTGCCAATACAGTCATGGTGAACGGTTATGTGAAAACTATGAATGTATTGTTTTATGATAATATCTTCTTGGACGGTAAACCTTGCGGAGTTGAAATTGGAAAAGAGTCAGATTAAAGATGAAGCAAGAGAACTCGTATTGAAATATACGAGATATGACAGGACTGATGATGAAGTCCTGATTGATGTAGTAGCAGAACTTTTAGAAAGAATCGAAAACAGAGGAGTGAATAATGGAAGTAAATGATAAATACTTGTTAGAGCTCATTGAGTTTTATACAGGGCATGGTAGAACAGAGAGAACTGCGGACTCAACTAATGTCTATGCATGTTGCTACTGTCCATGTTACCTTCGTATATGTAATTTTCCAAATGAAACTGAAGAACAAAAGAAATTATCTTGTAAAGAAAAGATATTGAACTTATTGAAAGAGAAGGAGATAGGAAAATGACAATTACATCTTATTTCGGATTAAAGCCGTGCTGTGACTGTGGCAGAACAGGCAACTACACAGTTAATAAGAATGGGTATCAGTTCACAGTATGCAGTGATTGTGTACATAATTACTCAGATGATGATGAGGAAGAAAATGACTATAGACAGAAACAAGCTGAAGATGAAGAATTTGAAAGAGAAACAAAAGAATTTGAAAGAGAAGTTGAACGAGAGAAAGCAAGAATTCTAAGAAACTTTAACATATATTTTGGAGGTAACAAATGAAGTTCAAAACAAGAAAAGTCAAGTTTTTATGGTCTAAAAAGCTTGTAGAAGAAGCAGAGCTATTTCTTAAATAGCGAGGTGAGAGAATGAATAAGTTTGCGTTTAAGTGTACTAAATGTGGTGCAATAAGTTATAATAATACACTTAGGAGAGTATCCATGAGATGTTCGAAGTGTGGAAAGTTTAACATGATAAGGAGTGCTAAAGATGACAGATGAAGAAATTAAAGAATTAGCAAGGGAGTACATAAATGGTTGCACCAAAAGAGCAGGTTTTGTAATACTTACAGAAGGTATCCTGAGTGATTTTATAGACCTTTTTGTTGCGGGGTTTATGAAATGTTCGGAACTGCATGAGACAATCAAATGGCATGACCTGACTAAAAATTCTAATGACTTGCCCCCTGCTGACCCTATGTTACCTCGGTGTTCAATCCAAGTATTTGGTACAGCTAAAACTCCGATGCACTATGACTTTACTAATAGAGAGTGGGTATCTGATTTGTCGTATGAGACAGTAAATCCGATAGCTTGGTATGATATACCGGACTATGAATGGGAGAATTAAGATGACATTTGAAGAGCAGATACCTTTAGCTAAATTCTTCTGTAAGAAGTTATATCCGTACTTCCTCTAAGTATCGGAGGAAGAGGAAATATACCAATACTGTTTGCTAGGAATATGGGAAGCCTTGAAGACTTATAATCCTAAATATAAGTGGTCGTCATACGCATTTCGTCGTGTTTATTCTAAGTTAAATACAGTAGCAGTAGCAGCCGGTATGCAGAAGCGAAAAATTAACTTCAATACAACATCTTTAGATGTGACCTATGAAGACGGAGATGCCAAATTCAATCCGTCCATTGGTGAAACATCGCAGGAGTTGGTAGATAAAATGCTGATACGAAAGCATGTATTGAAATTAAAGAGGGCTTTCCGAAGGACATTGTATATGTATTACATGTTAAATATGTCTTTCCAAGAGATAGCAGATATAGAAGGGTGTTCCAAAGCTCGTATACAGCAACGCCATGTAGCTGCTGTACGAATATTGAAACCACGATTAAAAGCAGCGGGGTTTTAGTCGTGGTTAGGAGGGAAAATGACAAAAGAAGAAGCAATAAAAAAGATTCAAGAATCACCAGCAGAGGATTTCGAGGTAAGGGAAAACAAACGCGGCAAGAAATGCGATTTGTGCAGGAATTATGCTTACAGGGAGTTCACCGTTATGAGCAAGCATATTGCCGGATGCGTCAAAGGGTTGAAGTCTACCGGGTCAAGCCATATTACAAAACACATCTGTGTTGAGTGCTACAAACGGCTGTTCCCGGAAGATGTTCTTGGTTAACCTTTTTTCTTCAAAAAATCAATCTCACCGTTCCCGTTTAGGATTCCGGCCTGACGGAGAACCTCGCAGTTCAAGCCAAGTATGGTGTCCTGCCTTTCGCTGATTACAGCTAAACGCTCGTTTATCTTTTTCAGCTCGCTCTGATTTCCGTCTGACATAATATAATAATTCACGGCATCATCAATGAATGTCGCGATATTCTTCTCGCCCTTATGCTTGTTAATCGTGTCATAAGTTCCGACATAAAGCTGTACTGGTCTTTTTTCCATACCCATAATATACAGGATTTATATAGTTTTTGTCAATTTAATATAAAAATAATATACAAATGATATTTACAATATACAATAAATATATTATCATCATGTTAAATGAATAAAATATCTATAAGGGCAGTGTTGCAATTATATAATATCTGGTGCGGAATGAAAGATAGATGTTATCGTGCCAAGAACAGAAGTTTTAAGGATTATGGTGAAAGAGGCATCTCGGTGTGCGACGAATGGAAAAACGATTTTCCAACATTTAAAAAGTGGGCTTTAGAAAATGGCTATAAAAATAATTTAAGCATAGAAAGGATTGATGTAAACGGTAATTATGAGCCTAAAAACTGTTGCTGGATAACATTGATAGAACAAGGATATAACAAAAGAAATTCAAGAAAAATATATTATAAAGGTGTTGGCAAAATAACTATAAAATGGGGTGAAATTTTAAATTACCCTCCAGATTTAATTTATGATTATACTTATGAACATTCTAAAGATTGGCAGCTGGATGCTTTCTTAAAATATAAAAACATAACTGTACCAGAAGGAGTTGTGAATGAGTAAGATTGTTATTCGTGCTGTACCTCACAAGTTTGAAAACGGCTCTTTTCTTTTACTCCCTGCAACTCCTTCTGAACGGTCTATTCTGAACACTTTTTGTGAAGGTGCTCAGAATCAGTACGTAACGGTGACGATAAACAAAGCGAAGGGAAACAAAACTTACGACCAAGTGAAGACCGTTTTTGCATTATGCTCAATTCTTTTTCAATGCAATTATGACCGAAAACCAAACAGTGAGGAAAATCAAAAAATGTATGAGTCTCTTTTGTGGGATTACGCGGATAGGGAGCCGGACTTGTTGCACCCAGAAAGAGAAGTACCTGTTCATCTTTCCAAAATGAGCAAAATGCAGGCCGCACAGTTTATTACAAACATAATGGCTCTTATCATTGAAAACTGTGATTTAGACGATAGACAACAAATTGAGGTCAAAGATTTGTTCCAAGAATTTAAAAGGGAGACTTCTGTAGGGGAAGGAAATCCCTGCGATTACGATTCTGATGGAAATCTACTTTCCATTGATGAATGGTGTGAACGGAACAATGTATCAATGGCGAGCGGAATAAATGACGGTACATTGGAAGTTTGTCATATAATAACAAAATCTAAGAGACCTGATTTAAGAAATTGTGTCTGGAATTTCCTTCGTATGACGCATTACGAACATATTGAGGTTCAGCATAGACACGGTTGGGAACGGCTCTTATCTATTTATCCACATTTAATTCCAAGAGTTAAGGCTGCTTACGATAAGGCTGGAGAACTTTATCCGTTTACGGTAAAGAAAAAGTTTGAAGAGATTGATTCCTCTGAAAAAGAAGCTGTCAAGGATAATTTGACAACTGAATCGCTTGCTGATTTAGCTTTAACTGACGAAAAACAGGATTACGATATTTTTTAGATAAAAGGGGTTGAAAAAAAATGTATATCAATTTTATCGATAAAAACGGCAATGAGGAAACCGTGTTTAATATTTATACTGAAGAATTTAAGAAAAAAGCTTTTTCTAAGCAGAGCAAATTAAATGAAATCGAAATTTTGATATGTGAATCAAAAATTTATAAAAAGGAAAACATAATTCCCGAACATCTCTATAGCAAGGCGATTTCGATTATCAATGGGAGGGATGATAAATATTATGCAAAGCAATGTGAAGGGCTGAAAGCAAGGCTTAATGCTATTAACTTGCTCACACCAGAACTTGAAAAACAGTCGAAAGCAAAAAAGCAACAACTCACCAAAGCGAAAGATTTGTTATTAAGATTTATAGAATTAAAGAATAAACCTTGTGCCGTTGGGCATAGTGTTAATATGTTACTTTATGAAAATATCTGTGCAGAAGCAAAACAATTCCTGAAGGAGACAGAATGACAAAAGAAACCGTGGAAATAGACAATCCATGCTACCATTGTTAAGCAGGTGCTATAGGCGAGTGCTATGGTATTGGTTGTAGATTCGTATCTTATCCTTGGAGTGGAGATTTGGAAGAGGATTATAAAGTTGAAGTTGAGAAAGAGGATAAAAGCAAATGACTGATGAAAAAATGATAGGCGAAGAAAGAAAAAGAACCCTGTTTGATAAAATCAACTTCACGACATTAGGTGCTGAAAGTGATTATATGGCACTTTTTATACAGGCTTTACAAGCAGATTGACAAGAGGCTTCATAAACTAGCGGTTCTTATGGAGAAAGAAGTGTTTAAGGAGAACTAAAATATGGACGAAAAAGAAATTGAACAAAAAGCTTTTGAGTATCTTAAAAACAAATATAACTGTGCTTTCGATTATGAAACTATAATGAGAAACCCTATATGGCAAAACGAGTATTTTGCTTTTTGCCGAGGTTATAAGTTAGCAATGAAAGAGTTTGAACAGACAACATACTGTGAGTTTTGTAACAAAGATGCCGCTTATACAATCACATCAAATGGAAGGTGTGTTTGTTCTTGTTGTGGTAACTATATAGCACCAAAGTGAGGTTGTAATGCAGAAAGAATTGTCAACGGATATATCAGATAAAAACATAAAAGAAAACGGGGAGGATTTTATGTTCTTATTCTTGGCGTTATGTATATTTACACCACGGGAAAAATTTAATGAGATTATAAATGGCTTGAAGAACAAGGAAAACTTATATGACGAAAGAGGAGAACTAAATAAGTGGGGAAAATAATACGATTCTATGTTATCAGACCAAAAGACGCTGTAGAAGTTTGGTTAATGAACAATAAAGGGCTTGCTACAGGTTGTCGTTTTGTAAATATAACTAAAGGTCATGTTTGTCCTTGTGTATTTGAGAATTTCGAACAGGCGATTGGAGATATGGATAAACAAATAAAAGAAGGTAAGATTCTGAAATATATAAGATTACCAGATTTGATTTCTGAACCTCTGGAAACTGAAAAGGCAGAATAATGGACGGATTGATAATAAAACCCTACTGGCTTGAACGAATACTTTCTCACGGTAAAAGGATTGAAGTTCGTGGTTCTCAGACTAAAAAGATTGGCGAGAAAATTTACCTTATCGAATCAAAAGGTAAGGTTGTGGCAACAGCCGTGATAAGCAAGGTTATTAAGTTTGATGAACAGACTTGGGAAGATTTACGCGCTGCTCATAAGGTAGACATCATATTTAAGGAGCTTTTGAAAAGATACAAAACTCCTTACGGCTGGTGTCTCGAAGATGTTCGAGAAGTCACTCCTTTCGATTACGAAAAACATCAGGGAGCGGTAATCTGGGTAAAGGATGTAAAGAAGATATGAGTTGTCCTAGATACATGTTCACTTTCGTTTATGAATACATAGACGGGGGCTGGTCTTTCTGCTGTATCTATGCTGACACATTGGAAGAAGCAAAATCAAGGTTTTCAGAAGTTCCAACCCGTTTATATTTCGTTAAATCAATAGGCCGTAAAGACAACAGGCATTGTGCATGGGAAGAAGAATATGAGCCAGAGGTAAGGGTTTTTGATAAAAAGGATAGCTAAAATAAATGTCAAAAACATTTGACGGAATTGAAGTATATGCTGGAAGCGATGAGGAATTATACTTTGATTTTTATGGAAATATGGGCGAGAAAGCCCCTGCTTTAGCTGTGGGTACTTCAATATGGTGATGTCAGTAAAACTCACTCATCAAATTCCTCTGAATTTCTGCAAAATCATCAAAATCGCTCGGCTGGAAATTGGCGTATCGCTCGGTCATGGAGCCTTTTCCCGAAGAGTGTCCCAGGACACATTTTACTTTTATTTCCGGCAAGCCTTTTGAGAGGAGATATGTGTTCACGAAGCGTCTTATAGAATGAAATGAAAGCCCTTTCTGTACACGCTGCTCATGCGTAAGCCCTGTTTTTCTATAGAATTCGGTTCTGTATGTATCCTTATCCTCACAAAACGCCATGCCATCATTCTTCTTGATACACCACGCCAAAAGGGTATGCAACTCCTTGCAAATCCTTACTTTCCGTCGCTCACCGTCTTTTACGGGAACGAACTCGTTGTTAAGATATTGGTCCTTAATATCTATGTAATCCTCGTGAAGGGTCTCTTTCCTTATCGCGCAAATTTCGCTGATTCTCATTCCCGTTACGGCGGCTGTAATAACGAAAGCCCTTCTTTCCGCGCTATCCCAGTCTGATTTCAAAATATCCTTCATCTCATCAAGCGTGAACGCCTTCCTTTTCCTTGCGTCCGTGTACATCTGCGAGACAGAGGAAAATGGGTTGAAAGTCATAAGTTTATTAGCAATCGCATAAGAGATGATGATTTTAAGGCAGGCACAGGCAAGGTTTATCGTTGCGTTGGATTTTCCGTCCTTAATCATTTTATCCCTGAATGATTTTATGTGCCGTGGTTTTAAATCCGCCAGTTTTATTTTCGAGAAATAGGGAATAAGGACATCTTTAGTGTTATGTCGGTAAGCCTTTAATGTGCTTTTCGCCACAGGCTGTTCCTTTCCGTTACTTGTCTGAATCTTGTCGCACATCCATTCCTCGCCGTCGTCGAAGAATTTATTTGCGTATGCGCCAAAACTCATTCCGATACCACAGTAAAGCATTCCTGCGGCATAAAGCTCTGAGCAGTAATTTCTTGCCTGAGTTTTGTTCGTGAGGCCAGTGGAGCGGGGGACCGTGCGTTCCCCGTCAGGTGAGTATGTCCTGTAATAATAGACAGTCTTCCCCGACCTTAATTTTCGAGGAAAAATAGTGAAAGGTTCTTTGTATCTGGGCATAGTGGTAACATTTTGGTAACACATTGCCCCCTAGATTCGTGCAATAAAAAAATCCTTGTATTACAACCTTATATAATACAAGGATTTCAGCGGCAGAAGGGAGTCGAACCCTCGTCATCAGCTTGGAAGGCTGAGATAATGAGCCGTTGTCTTTCGCCTCGCTCCGTCGCATAAATCCATAAATCTATGCAGGTCAATGTTTTACTATCTGCTTTTACAGCATATAAATACTGTAACATCAATCTTTATTTTATTCAATACCGTATACTTTAGGTAACTTTTGTTAATTTTCATTTGGTCACACATTTGGAAACACGCTTTTTTACTCTTCTTGTGCACAAAAGTAACTTGAAATTATAGACAAAGTAACAAAAGTAACTTATAATTAGTGTCAGAAGCGTAATCTAAAATCAAATCGGTAAAAGAAAAACACATGGAAAAAGAGGAAGAACTTTTAAAAAGAAAGGACATAATGAAACTGTTCCGAGTCACGAAACAGACGGTCTGCCGCTGGGTTAAGCGAGGAGTTCTCAGGGAACACCGAATGGGGAACATCCGCTATTACCTTAAGGATGAGGTTTTTGAAGATCTCAAGAAAAACGATTCAGTCAGAATGACCGGCAAAATCGCGGAGGGGCTTTATGGAAAAGATTAAGGTAAAACTAATTGACGGCGGGAAAATGCCTGAGTACAAAACCGAGGGAGCTGCGTGTTGTGATTGTTATGCAAGGCTCGCGGTACCGTTTATTACCATTCCAAAAAAAACAAGAGTTTTGATTGCTCTAGGTTTCTGTATTGAGCTTCCGCAAGGTTATGAGGCTGTAATCAGGCCACGGAGCGGAATGACAAAAAAAGGTGTTGATGTTGCCATCGGAACAATCGACTCGGACTACCGTAACGAGGTTATGTGTCAGTTTATCAACGATTCTGATGGAGACTTTGATATCAAGAACCTTGACCGTATTTGTCAGATGAAAATTCAGAAGGCTAAACAATTTGAATTCATGCAAGTTGACGAACTTTCCGAGACAGAACGCGGACAAAATGGTTTTGGCTCAACGGGCATAAACTGATGGCAAGGACTTATTGGAAGGTCTCGGTCTTTGACGAGAAACAAGTTGGATATATCGTCAAGGCGGTGAATCTTGAAGAACAGGAAGCTAGGGAGCTTGTGTTGGAATTCGAATCAAAGGGGTTGATGGCCCGCGCAAGCAAACACAAGAATCCGAAGTGTGAATATTTTTATGGCAAATAAAATATTGGAGGATATATGAAAATCGACAAAGAAGCGAGCAAGAAGCTCGGAATCACGGTGATGCGGACAGGAAAACAAAAGGGAGAGCCTAAAGAGGAGAAAAAAGCCTCTAAAAAATCTATCCGCGATGAATCCGCACCAGAGGCGGAGTCTAAACCTGAATTTATGAGGGACGAATAAATGACAGACTTGAACAGCGTAACAATTATCGGACGGCTTACAAAAGACCTTGATGACAAGTCTTATCAGGTCACGGCAAACGGAACGGCACGGGCACGCATAAGCGTAGCGGTCAACCGCTCCGTAAAAAAAGATAACCAGAGGCAGGACGAGGCCTCATATTTTGACGTGACAATTTGGGGAAAGACGGCGGAGAACCTTAAGACTTATCTTAGAAAAGGAACTCAGGTTGCCGTGCAGGGGTATCTCAAGCAAGACCGCTGGAAAGACCAGAACGGACAGAACCGTTCATCTGTCGGAATCGTTTCGGAGAATATTCAGCTTGTCGGTGGAAAACGTGACGGTCAAGCTCCGAACCAGGGAGCCGCCCAGGGCTACTCTCAGCCACAGCAGTCATTTAATCCCGCTGACGGTTTTCCCGAAGATATGCCGTTCTAACTCACTAACCCCTGCGTTTGCGCAGGGGTTATATGGAACAAAAGTAAGCGCATCAGTAGGATACAAAAATTTAAGACTACTAAATAAGAGGGGAAGCTATTTGGTAGAACAGAGGAAAGCCGCAAGCACTATGACGAGACAAAATAATCGGCTAGGAATCTTTCAGGACACTTCCGTTGAGACATCTTTTGTGATACGGAATTCCGAGCTGGTATTCGCAAGGCTTGATAATATCAACGGAAAATGGGTGGCGTGGTTTTACACGAAGCACTTGCAGAAAGAGTTCGGGAAAATGAAAGATGCTTTGGCTGGTATAAACGATGAATTCATTTCATATCTCAGAGGGGAAAATTGAGGTATACAAAAGAACTTCAGGCAAATGTTCAGAAAGATATTGGCTACGGGCTCACCCCGCAGCAATGCTCCGAGAAATGGAATGTCCCGGTAAGCGTGGTAATCAAGTGGAATAATCTTGAGATGTCAGCTCAGAGGGCGGCTGAGATTGCCCTGAGAAAATACCAGGCTGAGGTCTCGGAGACTGAGGCAAAGATAACTGATACCTTTGCTGACTGTATCTCCGTCGATTTGTCAGACGAAGATTTGTTCCGTGCCGAGGATAAGGTCTCGAAGCAACTCTTCAAGATGATTGCGAATGTGGTTACTGAGGAGAGGAGACTGAATCCGCACGAGGACAGACCTTCTGACACGGAGATTATCATTGAGATTACAAATAGGTGGAAGGACAATAAATTCATCAAGATGTACTCAGTGTAAAACGGTTTGGCTCGCGAAATCCCGAATGGGAAGTAGTCAGCTTGATTAACCTATTTCACTGGCTTAGAAAAAGTCAGATGTCGTCTGTGTGCACCGACTAAAAACAGGCACTCCTAGAGGACATTGCCAAGTGGAAAGGCGGCGGTCTGCAAAATCGCTATGAGGGAGTTCGATTCTCCCTGTTCTCTGTTTTTTTTTGGAAGTGTGGGTGAATTGGCAAAACCACCAGCCTGCTAAGTTGGGTACCTTCGGGTAATGCGAGGTCGGGACTCGCCACTTCCGTATAGGGGAAACTTATGTCAGACGAAGTAAAAGAGCCTTTTGATACGCCGCAGAAGCCGAGAGATTTTACAGGCGGATTCCATTACACGGAAGAAGACCTGCTTGAAAAGAAGAATGAAATCCGTGACCAGATTCAGTACCTTTTGAACTTGGAGCGAAAGATAGACGAATCCCTTGCTGGTGGTGCCGAAGTTATGTCAGAGCAGGAAGTAAGGGAATATCTCAAGCTTGATTCCATTGACCCAAGAATGAGCATACCCAAAGATATTCCTAAAATCCGTATGGGGGTTGGGTATGTCTACTATCGCCGTGACATTAAGAAGTTTCTGGACTCACGGAGAAGGGGCGGAAAGTAATCTGCTTTTTTCCCTGTATAGCGAAAAAAGGGGGGGTGCGGGCGGCATTACCGCCCGTTATTTTTTTATTCAGAATGGATAGTGATAAATCGTCGTATTAGCCGATTGCTCTATCCGTATCTTTTTTTCCGATTTCCATGTTATAAAGAACCAGGATATTTGCTTCGATACCTTTCCTTATTTCAGGCGGAATTTCCATAAGCATGTCCGCCATTTTCCTGACATCCGCATCATATTCTTTTTTCTGTGGTTCAGGACACTCGATGCCAAGCAACTCCTCAATGGTAATTCCCAGCAGCTCCGCGACTTTTGCCAGTATCGTGACGGAAGGATAACCGTTCCGGGTTTTTGTCATAGACCATACATTATGACTCATGCCAACCTGTTCTGAAAGCCAGTTCCTGTGCTTCCCCATACTTTTTAATGTTGAATCCAAATACTCTATAAGCTCTTTTCCTGTTCTCATACTAATTTTTTCGGCATTTGTGGCACAAATATTACTAAAATTTCTTAAAAATCACAAATGTTACTATTTTTTACTTGATTAAGTAACAAAAATGATTTATATTAATATCATAAAGTAACGGAAGTTACTCAAAAGAACGGCGTTGCCGTTTCAACCCATAATGGCCCCACCCGTTATAGGCGAATTTTTTCAGTCCGCTCAGGGAAACTTGGGCGGACATCCCTGCGAGGAAAAATGAAACAGAACTGGTATTTCATTTTCAGCGAAGGCTCAGTATTCAGGAAGAGGTACATAAAGTTTTTCGGAACGAGGGAGCAGTGTGCCAGAAATCAAAATTTCTGGCATCTTGACGGGCTCGTAGCGGCTGTCCTTAGTGAAAGAGATTTTGACAAAGATGCTTATGAATCAGAAGGCTACAAAGAGCTTGATATTGATTTTGAATAAAACAATCCCGTGCCGGAAGGATTGCCATTGAAACACCTCTTTAAAAAGCAAAATTTTGGACCGCAGGAGTGCGATAAACCCCGCCTTGAAGTGGCACGATTCGGGCGTTACGGGACATTAGCTCAGTGGTCAGAGCAGAGGACTCATAATCCTTTGGTCCTTGGTTCAAGTCCAAGATGTCCCATTGAGGATTGATAACCTCGTTAAAAAAAACTGGTGAGAAAGCATTGGATAATCACCTAAAACCTGCAAATGTAGACCCCTGACAAGTCAAACGGTGGGACTATGCGGCACTGGTCAATGAAAATCGCTCTGCCAATGAAACGATGCGGATTATTGTTTCCGTGCTGGAATGGTAAGACAGGGCGCGAAGTTTACTGACTGTTTTCTTCGAGTTGCCTTTCAGGGCATAAGGGTTCGATTCCCTTCGGGAACATACTTCGCAGTCATGCGTAAAATGGCAAGGTTTACCGATTTTTTTTGCCTTTGGATTCGTGCAATTTTTCTAAAGGACTGGTATCTCGTTTTCCGTGAGTAGACGGATATTTCTGAGGGAAAATAAGATTGGACATAACTCTCACTCAAAAAGACGCAGATTTCATTCTCACTTATCTCAGGGCCGACTTGCAAAAGCTTAATGATTGCTGTGATACGGTTCACGGTAATCTTCGCAAAGTTCGCGAGATACGGGAACATGACAAAGAGTTGGAAAACGACATATTCGCTGGCTTCCTTGTAAAAAAAATGAATGAACAGATTGATGAATTCGACACGCTTTATAAGAAAAGGACTGACATTCTCGTGAAGTGCATCGAGCTTCTGACAATCGGGAGCACAGATGCCTGAACTTGAGTACGAAGCCTTTGAGCGGTTTGCGATTATGGCAGAGCAGAGTGATGTCGGTGACATAAAAGCTCTTAAATACATTCAGGAAAAATACGGGCGGGAAGTAGCCGTTGAGATTTGGGTAAAATACTGTAAGGGGAATAAATGAGAATTGTTCTAGCTTTAATACAGATTATTTGTGCACTCTTTCAGATTGTCTGCTTAATTTCCATAACGAAAGCTAATAAAGAAATCGAATCACGATTTAAAAAGGAAAGTGGACTTAAATCATTAAAGGTGAAAAGACAGAAAACAAAGTTCTATCTCTGTCAGTGGTTTGCCCTGCATTGCAGGAAGCCCATCGTAATCGTATACGGACGCAGAAGGAGCGGAAAGACATTTACGGTCTTTCAACTTATGAGAAAAGCCTTTGAAAATCATAAAGAAATAGGGGTTTTGTGTGGCAATTCTATAAGGGCAATGTGGATGTATAACAAATCTCGATACCAGATTGGAGTTACAGAGCGTTCAGTTATGAATTTGCAAATCAAGAACGAGAATAGCAGAATTACATTTTTTCCAACCTTTGATATTGCAAAGGCTTACTTACCTGGTTCTGATATTCCTGGCATTCTGATTGCGGATGACTGCGACGACCCTGTGAAGCTTATTGCACAGAATGATTATCTTGCCAATCATCAGCCGAACTGGAAGGTTAAGAAAATATTCATTACTGCAACTCCGACAACAAATATTGACAAGAAGATGCTGTACGAAGCCATTGGAAAAGACAGGGTGAAAATCTACCGCTGGGGATTACACTGTGGCCCTCGCATTCCAAGAAAACTTCTGGAAGAAATAAAAAGAGGTGTATCTGATGTTTAAAGGTAAAGCATACGCAAACAGAAAGCCTGAGTCTCAGAGACCACGGGGAGATTTTTATCCGACTCCTTCTTGTATGGTTAAAGAACTTCTTGAAAGCGGACTGTTCACACAGTTTGCGGACAAGGACAATTTAAGGATATTCGACCCCTGTTGTGGATATTACGCAATCGGCAATGTGCTGAGAGGTTACGGTTATACGAACATCACTGAAAAGGACATTATGTACGGCGATGATTTCCTCAAAAAGAATAAGGACGGAAGGTACGCAGACCTTACGGAGTACGATGTAATCATTATGAACCCGCCTTTCAAACTCTTTGACGAGTTCGTGAAGAAAGCAAAATCGCAGGCGAAATATGTTTACTCTATCGGCAAGATGAACTTCTTCGGTGCTCATAACCGCAATGTGGGCGGCTTATGGGAGAACTTGAAATGGGTATTACCTTTTGACCGCATGATAGCCTTTGATAAGCCGGAAGTGAATGGCAAGGTTTCTGTGGGAATGATTGTCAGTTGCTGGATGATTTGGGATTGGGAATATGAGGACAGCCCCAAGATAAAGGTGCTTGATATGCAGAAGTATGTAAGGAGTAAAAGCTGAATGACTAAAGAACGAGCAAAAGAACTGCTGCCGATAATACAGGCTTATGCAAATGGAAAGACTATTCAACATAAAATTGGTAATGAATGGTGTGATTTATCAGACCCTAATTTTGCAGGTTTTGATGCCAAATTGTATCGAGTAAAACCGTCAGAAAAATATAACGAAATATTCAAACTGAAATCGCTGCTTGAAGAAAATCATATTCCGTTTAAATGGATAGAGCATAACGATTTTAGAAATGGTTATCAGATTTGCTATCCAAAAGACGAAAAGTGTGTGTGTTCTGTAATTGAACATTTATTCAGTTATGGAAGTCAAAACGACCTTCTTGAAATACGAGGACTTTTAACAGAAAAAGAAGAAAAAGATGATTCTGTATTGGGAAACCTTACTGCTGATAATGTCTTTCAAAGGATTCTTTCGCATTGGAATGGAACAAAAGAAAAAACATTCCGACCATTCAAAAGTTGTAATGAGCTTGTTTATTATTGGGAACATGAAAAAGTCGGATATTCAGTAAATCCGTTGCAGATGGTTGACATTTGGGTGAAGCACAAGGTTGACGGCAGAAGAAGAATGATTGTCGGCTTCGGTGATAATTTTGTCGAGGTCGGTGTTAAAGCAAAGCCGATAACATTTGACCGATTGTTTGAGATGTACACATTTCTTGACGGAAGCCTTTGTGGAGTGTATGAATGATACTTATGAGCCTTGACGAATACGAGGAAATAAAAGGTGAAGTTGCCGACAAGGCAACCGCCTTTGAGAAAGGGCAGATAGTTGCTTTTGCATATATGGCTGACTGTCTCGGAAGTGTTTCTTTTCAAGGAATGGAAGCCGTAGTGCGAAAAATCGAACGGGAATGGAGTAAAGGTAGAAAAATCTGTTGATAATTCACCGACACTGTTTGATTAAGGAGTAAATTATGAGCGGAAAACAAATTATAGTTATGAGTGGTAAGAAAGTCGTGTATATTTCTGATATTTTTACAACAGAAGAAGCAAGGGATATTGAATTTCAAAAAGCTTTAGAAGTGTATGAAGAATACACAAAAAAAAGAAGTATCCCACATATTCTTGAAACTATTTATGGTGGTTGTTTTTAAGGAGTAAATTTATGTTTGAGAAAGAAGCAGAAGAGTATAAACTTTTACACACTCATTATGAAGCGGCTAAAAGGAATGATGGTTCTGAATATGCAAAAAGCGTAATAAATGTGACTATACAGGAAGCCTTTCAGCAAGGTGCAGAGTTCGGCTATGACAAGGCTAATGAATGGCATTTTGTGAAAGACGGAGATTTACCGAAAGATGAAGATTACAAGTGGTGTATTTCTTCTAATGGTATCTATTATGTTGCTAAATATGAAGAATTATTTTTGAGTTGGACTAATCAAGAACATAAAGAAGTTTGTTGTCCTTATGCTTGGAAAGAAATCATACCGCCAAAGGAGATTAAATAAATATGAATAAAAACGAGGAAGAAAGAAAGCCTTATTTGATCTCGTGAATTTTTTAGATATTGGTGCGGAAGGAGATTATAAGCGATTCAAGAATCCTAAAGCATAGAGATTGTGTAAAAAGATTTATAAACTAGCTTATAAATTGGCTGTAATTATGGAGAAGGAGATTGAATGGTGAAAGGCTTTGAGATTAAGCGAGATAACAAAACTTATTATCTCTTTAACAGGACTGATATGATAGAAGCAATTGCACACGCTTTATATTACAAAGCAAATCCAGATTCAAAAATGGATGTTCCGAACTGTGCTTATGAAAAAGCAGAAAAGTTGTTTGAAGAATGGAAGAATGATACAAGGGTAAAAGACGCTGTCAAATTTTCTTAAAGATAGAAAAATCAAAAGAAAATTGTGTCTTTTATCACAGTAATGGCGGGTGCGATGGCTATATATGCCTTGGCTTTATATTTACAGACTGCCCTTGTTATTTATGGAGACAGAAAGGAGATTAAATGAAAATAACAATACTGAACGGAACAACTAAAAATCCGCTCCAGACGATAGGCGAGAGAGCCGGAATCTGTTGGGGCGGAGACATTTCAGACAAAGATAAGAACGTCAGGCGTGCCATTGACTGCATAAAGAGCGGTCACGGTCGCGTACTTGAGTATGTCTCTGTGGAGTTCGTCGTAGAGGATATGTCAGCAAGAGCCGTTCGAGAATTGTACACGCACATCGCAGGCGGGCCGACACGCTTACAGGCTTCGACAAGATACATTGATTACGACAACTTTTCGTATTACACGCCGACTGAAAACGAAGACTTGAAGAAGCTTTATGACGAGGCTATGGAATCTGCCGCTCATTACTACAAGCTTCTGATCGAGGAAGGTATGAAGAAAGAGGACGCTGCCAATTTACTGCCTCTCGGAATGATGTCTAAGGTCGTTATGAAGACTAACCTTAGAATGATTGAGAACCTTATGAACCAGCGACTTTGTACGAGGGCTTATAAAGAAATGCGGGCGTTTGCAACTTTGCTTTCGGTTCAGCTTTCTGAGATTGACGATGAATGGAAACAGGTTGCTAAAAATCTATTTGTTCCTAAATGTATGAAAGTCAGTTACTGCACAGAGACAAAATGTTGCGGTTTATCAGAAAAGAAAAAGATTGAATGGAGGAAATAAAATGTCAATGACTAAATGGGCTGAGAATGAAGTAAAGATTGCCTGTAAGAAGGAAAATCCTAACTGGAACGGAGAGAATTTTGATTATGGATGCAGCTGTTATCAGAGTGCCTTGAAAGCATACAAGTCGCTTATGGAAGATGACCATAGTGGTGCTTCTTTTGCAATAACAAGAAACATTCTTGAAAGGCTTTTGAATGAAAGACCTCTCACACCGATAGAGGACACTGAAGATGTTTGGAATGAGATTAAGGGTTTTTCAGATAACAGTGATGAAACCGTGTACCAGTGCAACAGACTTTCATCACTGTTCAAAACTGTGAATAAAAATGGTTCTGTGTCATACGGTGACAATTCCCGCTATGTCGGAATTGATGAGAAAGGTCACGGATATTCAAGTGGTCTTGTTTCCAAAATCGTAAACGAGATTTTTCCGATTACTTTTCCTTACTATCCTGAAAAAGACAGGGATAAGGTGTACACGGAATCATTCATTGCAAAGGGGTTTGAGGGTGATAACGGTGACTACAATACCGAAGCTATTTTGTATTGCATTACTCCCAATGGAAAGAAAGTTGAAATCAACCGCTATTACGGAGAGAAAGACGGCAATATGGTTGAAATAACCAAAGAAGAATACGAGCAGAGGAAAACGAACAGGAAGGAGCAGTAAAAATGAAACTGAGAAACGCAAAATCTTACAGGAAACTCACAATCAAGAACACCCCGCGATTCAAGGCGATTATGAACTGAGTCGCAGCTAAAATTGCGAGAGGTGCTGACCGTGGCTACACGAAAGTGACCATATCAGTCAGCGACATTCTTATGGAAGTCGACATTGAGATTGATGAGTCGAGGTTCAGCTCTCCGATAAACCTTGTCGTCAAGGAACTCAGCGACAAGCATTTTTCATACAAAGTCAATATGGATAAGACAATTTCGATCTATTGGTAAAAGGAGGAATAAATGATACAGATTAACGGTATTTGCTTTGAAAATATTACGGGCGGTAACATCACCGTCAAAAACGGAAAAGTATTCGTTGACGGCGAAGAAGTGAAAGTCGGCGATGAAAACACAAAGTTCAAAGATGTCTATATCACGGGCGATGTCAGAAACATAAAATGTGCGGGAAGCGTTCATATTACTGGCAATGTTAAGGGAGATATAGATTGTGGTGGCTCGTGTCACTGTGGAAATGTCGGAGGAAGAGTCGATGCAGGCGGTTCTGTTGTTTGCGGGACTGTTGGTGGTGATGTTGACGCAGGTGGAAGCGTAAAAATAGGGAAGTAAAGAGCATAAGGAGAAGCAAGAAAAATGAACAATAAGAAATTGATTGACGACAGACTAAAAGAAATTGGGTGTGCACCATTTTACGCAGATGAGGTTTTCGGCAAGGAGATGAAAGCATATACAAATGAACTTAAATTCGAAGATGACAAGAAAGTTATCAATCATCCTGCACGATATGGCGGAGACACGACTTACGAATGTGTGAAGGTACTTAAAGCATGGGTATCGGAAGAAGAGTACAGGGGTTTTCTCCACTGTAACGCAATAAAATACCTTTGCAGGGCAGGTAAGAAAGATGAAGTCGTACAAGAGCTTAAAAAGTCCGTGTGGTACATAAATAAATTGATTGAATCTTATGAGAGGCAAGACAATGAAGCAGGAAACTAAGGAACTTGTTGATTGGATCAAGAAACAAATCAACATCGCCAAGACAAACAATATTGACCCTGCATGGAACGGACAGCACGAAGCCTATAACGATGATTATAAGAAAGCTATGGCATTTCTTGATTCCCTGCCAGGAATAGAATCTCATCTTACGAGAGGCGGATATATTCAGGATAAGAATGGAACACCTTGCTGTGAAGGTGATTTAATAAAAGTAACGAATGATGATGGCAGTTATGAGGTACAGGGGAACCTTACTTGGGAGAACTATTGTTTTTGTTTATATGATGAAAAAGGTCTTTGTAATCACATATTATGTCCAAGTTATATTTATGAAAAGGTCAAATAAATTTATGAACAAATCATTTGATGATAACGAGTTCTTATGGTCGCAATTTATCCGTCTGGGCGAAATGCTAGGTGACGGAGATTGTGACGCCTGGGTGGGGAAAGAATATAAACAAATAGCAATGCAATTAGGATTGATAAAACGCAAGCCTAGAAAAAATCATTCCTCACAAATTGATGAATTTATGAAAAATCGAATCAGTCAAGTGAAGTGCGTAAAATGTAATGGAACATTAAAACAATCAAGAAAAGGGTCTTTTAATGGTATTTGCGTTGCCTGTGGAGCAAAATTCACATTAGGTAAAAGAAGAAAATAATATGAATTGGACAGCATATATAAAACCGAAATCATGGTATCGTGCAAACGAGATAAATAGAATAAATAGAGAGAAGCTTATATCTTCCTTGTCTGTAGGTCGTCGTTTTGGGAAAACAAGACTTACATCTATCGAAGTTTCAACATTTATTGGTGGAGAAAAAGGACGAGAAACCCCTTTCCTTTAGGAGGAAGATGAATCACCTTTTCTTCTTGAAGTAATCAGTCAGTATAACAACGATGAGATTTGCCATGCTTCTGTTCTGTTCTTCAGCCTCCTGTTTCAACTGAGAATATAAAGTTTTAGGCAATGTGAATATGAGTTTTGTACTGTTTTTTCCAATCATGGGAATAATAATAAATCAATATCTTAGATATTTCAAGTAGATATAACCTTGACATATAAAAGATATTAGATATAATAGTGATATATAGGTGATAGAACTGTGAAACACTTGTCATTAAAAGTAAGAATATATCCGACTCAAGAACAGGCTGTCTTAATAAACAAGACGCTTGGCTGTTGTCGTCAGGTATACAACACCATGCTTGCTTCACGATTAGATTTCTATGATGAGAACATAAAAGATAAGGAACTTACCAAACAGGAGAAAGCCGCTTTATACAAGTCGTACAAGGCACCTACCGAAAAAGAATTGAAACAACGGTATGAGTATATGAAAGAGGTAAGCTCCGTTGCTTTGCAGCAGTCACGGAGAGACCAAGAGGGAGCGTTCCAGAGGTTCTTCAAAGGTCTTGCAAAGTTTCCAAGGTTTCATTCAAAGAAACAGAAGAACTCATACAGGGAGATAAACATCAACAATAACTGCAAGTTCTTTTGGAACGCAAGAAGGATAACGCTTCCTAAAATCGGTGAAGTCAGGTTCAGAAACCGGGAGCTTCCCAAATGGCTCAATGTTGATGATAAGGTCCGCAACATAACCGTAAGCAGGAATCCTAGCGGTCAGTATTACGCAAGCATACTTTTTGAGGTAGAAGAACAGCCTAAATCTAAAAGCGAGAACCAAGCGATAGGTTTAGACTTCTCTCCTGCTGATTTGTATGTTTCATCATGCGGCATGACATGCAGGGATTTTGGATATATCCCGCAGAAGCAGGCTCATCTTAAACAATTGAGAAAGCTGGAGAGACGGCTTGAAAGGAAACGGAAAGGTTCTAAGAATCGTGAAAAAGCAAGAATAAAAGTTGCCCGCTTAGAACAGCACATTGCTTCTTCACGAAAGGACTGGATTGAGAAAGAAACGCTCAGGCTTGTCAGGAGCTTCAATGTGATTGGAATCGAAGATTTGACAACCAAAGGTCTTCTGAGAGCCAGCAGGAACGCAAGAAACTATGTTGATACTTCATGGGGAACATTCACAGCTAGACTGATTGATAAATCAAACAGATTTGAGTGTTCGGTCGTGAAGTCCGACAGGTTCTTTCCGAGTTCCAAACTGTGCCATACTTGCGGATATAAGAAAACGGATTTGACGCTTTCTACTCGTCACTGGGTTTGTCCTGTATGTCATACAGAGCATAACCGTGATGTAAATGCGGCAATCAACTTGAAACTTAACGCAATAAAAATACTGTCGGAAGGACAGGAATTTAGGTCTGCGGAGGGCGTGGAAGGAATGGCTGAACTCGCTTTGGTTCATTTCGGAGCGTCCGTTGAAACAGAAAGACGAGTCTCGTGAGAGCCGTCGGAATCCCTTTGCTTAGCTGGGGGTACTTCAATCCAAAATTCTATTGCTACCAGGCGTCCTTTTTCGCCACCATTAAAGTAGACAAAGGTAAAATATGAAAGCTTATAAAAAAAGAAACAGGTTTAGAAAATATTTGTCAATAAACTGTACGATGTGTGCTTACCGTTTTGGAAAACCACGGAAAAGAAAATGCTTATCTTGCAAATATTTTTATCCCGAAAACGATTACCAAATCTCAGAAAAAGTAGAGGCAGAACAGTGCTAATCAGACAAGAAGAATCAACGCCAATCGGAAATTATTTCCATGACAACGGAATACTCAAACTTTTTGATAAAATACAGGAAATGGTTGATGAGTTCGAAGTCGATACCGACAAACTGAACTCTTACTGTGACCTGCTTGTTACTTCTCTCAAAGGCGCGAAAACACAGATAAAGAAAGTTGAGTCAGCATGGGCCAAACATAAGGCTCAGGAAGAACTGTCAGACAGCGTGAATGTCGGTCTCGAATAATAAATTTTTTTTTTCTCTCAGAATATACAGATAGTATATTTTTTCACCTTTACAATATATAGACAGTATATTATACTAAAGAAAAATATACATGGAGTGTACGCTAATGCTGTTTGAGCCAATAGATTGCACCGTTGAAGAAGCAGAAAGAAACGCAGCGGAGCAGTACAGATTGATGAGTGAGTGTGATTCTCAGTTGCAACCTTTGTACTCCCGGCTTCGGGAACTTGAAAACATCTGTGACCCTCAGTTTTCGTATGAGATAAATATCCTTCGTGACCGTATTTATTGGCTTGAAGAGAAAGCTGATGAGCACGAACGGTATAACGACTATTGGCTAAAACAGGCTGAATGGGCAAGAGCACGAGAGGAGATTGCATGAACAAAGAAAGATTCAATTTACACAAATTAGTCGTAATGTTAGACGACTGTGAAGATAAATTGAAAGTTGCGTTTGAATATATGGAAGAACATAAGCCGGAGTTTGAACAAGATTTCGAGTTGTATTCAATAATGGGTTTCTTAAAAAGCTTTGTTCGTAACGGCGGTATTTCAGACTTACAGAAAATCAACTTCATGCTTTACCAACAAGAGCATATTAAAGACTTAAAAACAAAAGAGGAGAAAAAATAATGCGTTTTATTCATATTGCAGACATTCACGCTTCAAGAGAGCGTTTACCACAGACACTTCATATTCTCAATACTCTTATAGAACGCTGCAAGCGGGGTGACATTGATTTTATTCTCTTTGCAGGTGATTTCTGGGATTCAACTATAACTGCGACAAAGGGAAGTGGATTCTCTGATATTATCTCAGCTGTAAGAGAGCTTGAGAAACATACCTATCTTTATTTTATTTACGGCACTCCGACTCACGAACCAAACGGTTCATTAGACGCTTTTCAGTCTGACAGAACAACCGTAATAGATTCAATACAAATCTTATCGCCCGAATTTGGAAAAGAATATATAAACCCACTTACAGGAGCAACGGCTTGTGATAAAGTGACGATTTACTGTATTCCAGAACCAAGAAGAAGCAATTATGTAAGAAATTCTGTTGAAGAAACAAATAAAGCAATTAACGACAACATAAAAGGTAGTATTGAAGGTTTAAGAGATTTCTTGAGAGGGTATAGAGAGAAAGAGACATCAGACCCTCTTTTTCAGGATATAAAAACTCCTCTTATTGTCGTCTACCACGGCGAAGTAAAAGGTGCCGTCTATCAGAACGGAGTGTCAGCTTCTTCCCCGACTGCTATTCCAAAAGGACTTCTGCAATCTCTTAATGCTGACTACTATGCTCTTGGTCATATTCATAAGCCACAGGAAGTATTCAAGAACGCATGGTACAGCGGCTCCGCCTGTCCTAAAGACTTCGGAGAGACACATGACGGCTGCTATAACCTCGTGGCTATTGAAAACGGAGAAACAAGAGTTGAGAGAATTTCTTTCGGTTTGCCGACTTTTAAAACATTAGATTTCATTAAGCACAATGTTTTAACATATAAAAGTGGACAGCTTGGTGACGCTTTAAAGTCTATTGGAAAATATAGCTTTGGATTAAATCATCTTCGGATTCTTTTTCAATGCACAAAAGAAGAAAAGAAAACGCTCAATCTCAAGCAGCTTGCGGATGAAATCAAGGCAAAGACAAATGCCGTTTCTGTAAAGCTGGAGCCTACTATAATCGACACGGAAAACGCACCGAAAAGCGAGGTCGTAAAGCGTAAGTCTATCGTTGAGAAAATGACGGAGTACGCTAAGGAAAAAGGCCTTAAACTTCCAAAGCATACAAAGGAACTCCTGCAAGACATACAGGATAACACTCTCATTAAACTCGCATACCCCCAGCACTCGTTTGAACTTCTCTCGCTCTCATTAAGAGGTGCAATCGGAATCAGGGACGGTCAGCACAAGGAAGATTTTGAGCTGAATTTTGAGAAATATGATGACGGGGTAGTGTGCCTAATAGGTCCTAACGGACATGGTAAGACAACAATTATAGAGAACTGTCACCCATATCCTTGTATGCTTACCCGCGAGGGAACTCTTAAAGAGAACTTTTATCTCAAGGACAGCCACCGTATTCTTGTCTACAGAGATGAGACCGGACTGTACTACAGAATCTCCATGCTTATAGACGGAAAAACAAAGACAGGGAAAGCCGTTTACTTTGTCGAGACATCAAAAGACCGTGAGACCTGGACTTCACTTCCAGAAACTGACGGCTCACTTGATTCCTATAAGCAGTGGGTTGATTCCACATTCGGAAGCATTGATGTATTTCTCAGAACGGCTTTCTTTGCAAAGGAACAGACAAAGGGAACTCCCGATATTTCTTCAACAACAAAAGGTGAGCGTATGGAACTGCTCTCAAAACTTGCAGGAACGGACCACCTCAAGGAAGTTTCCGTAATCGCAAGGGAAGAGAGAAAGGAAGTGGAGAAATCTGCTGAAAAAATCGAAGCTGAGATTGATTCATACTCACGCTACGAAGACATAATCAGACAGAACGAGCAGGACATAACCTCATGGCAGAATGAACTTAAAGGGCAGGAATTTTCAGTAGCCGCACTTGAAAAGGAAGTTGCGGAGCTTAAAGCAAGGGACGCTGAATATCAGAAAGTAAAAGCCGTGAGGGAAGCGAACTCCGCACTGTACGACCAGTACAAGAAAGAGTTTGACGAGACAAAGCCTCTGTTTGAGAAGCTGGAAGAAGCCGTAAGCAATATGTCCGTTTATGACAAGATTGATTCCGCAAATAAGACCGTAGCAGAAAATGCACCGCTTATTGAAGAACTAATGAACAAGTCGGCTGGCTTGAATGGCAGAATAAACAATCTTACCGAAAAGGTAATGCAGAAAAGCAAAGAAGAATCTGAGAAAAAACTCTCAATAAGCAAGATTGAAGCGGATATAAAACTTTGCAAGTCTCAGATTGTCAAAGTTGATGAAGTATGCCCGACTTGCGGACAGCCTATTTCTGAGCACAAGAAGCAGGAACTTCTGTCACATATCACAAAGTCACAGAATGAACTTTCAGCCCTTGAAAAAGAACTTGATAAAGAAAGCAAGGCTTTGATTGAGATACGCAAAGACTTAAAGGAACTTGAAACAGAAAGAGACAGTCTCGCAGATGAAAAGGCAAAGGTTGAAGGCAGCCTTGTGGATTTACAATCTGAATCACAATCCTGTACAGATTTTATCGAAAGCGTTGATGAAGTCTATAAGGAATACTCTTATGACGAAGCCGTTGAGGAACATCAGAAACTTTCAAAGGAGCTTGATGATTTGCAGGACAAAATGGATTCAATCGTTGATTCCGAAATGGCAGAAGATGTTTCCGAGAAGCTGAAAGAAACTGAGGATAAGTTGCAGAGGGAACTCAACAGAAAAAGCGATCTTGCAGCCACAATAAAGTCAGCAGAAAAGGAAAACGAGCGTTACAGGAAGGAACTTAAATCTGTTACTGAAAAGAAAAAGGAACTCAAGGAACTGAGCGAGAAGATAACAGCATATCTCTTCATTGAGGACGCTTTCTCAAACAATGGCATTCCTGCAATAGAACTCCGTGAATCCGCTCCAGAGATTGCAGAGATTACCAACAAAATCCTCTCTGAAAGCTACGGCAACAAGTTCACCGTCCGTTTCGGAAGCACATCAGAATTAAAGGCAAACCGCAAAGCAAACGAGGATTTCAACATTCTCGTGTACGATTCTGACAACGATGACGAAAAGACAATCGACCTTGTTTCTTCCGGCGAGCGTATATGGATAAAGCAGGCCCTTTTCTATGCATTCTCAATCGTACAGATGAACCGAACAGGATTCAATTTCCGCACACGGCTTATTGACGAATCAGACGGTTCCCTTGACGGAGCGTTACGGCCAAAGTATCTGAACATGGTAACTTCGGCACACAATGCAGCGAATTCCAGACTGACAGTGCTTATCACGCATAGTCAAGAGATTAAGGACATCGCACAGCAGATTATTGAGATATAGGGAAGAATGAAACAATGCTGATATTTCCACTGAAAAAAGAATGGTATGAGAAAATCAAGAGCGGTGAAAAGACGATTGAGTATCGGGAAGTAAAACCGTATTGGACGAAAAGATTGTGGCATGAAGGAGGAAGTCTAACATTTAACACTATCTCATACGATTATGAAGCGACAAAAGATGTTTTTCTATTTCCAATGATTTGTAAGCTACAACTTGGATATAATCCAAAAACTAGGTTAAATGCAATCATTAAGAAAATTGAGGTTGTAGACGGCAAGGACACAGACTTGCACATAGACAAGCCTGTGTATGCGATACATCTTGCTGATGTAAGGGAGAGCGTATGCTGATATATAGATTTTCAGTAACAAGACCAAAAGACACCGTTGAGGTGTGGCTGATAAGGAATAAATACAGCCCGTTTGAATTTCAGTTCGTGAACATTTCTAAAGGGCATATTTGTCCGTGCAAATTCATGGATTTCAATGACGCCATAAAAGATATGATAAGATTAAAATCAGAAGGGAAGATAATTCATTTCGAACGATTACCAGATTTTGATTTCAAACCCTTATCAGACAGGTCTTCAAAATTTGAGGAGGTGATAAAAAAAAGATGACAAAAACTCAAATAGAATATGAGAGAAAACTGCTTCTTACAACACCTATAACAATGGACTGTTTTGACATAAATTTCGATTCAGAAGAGTGGAAAAACTACTGTATGTCAGAATGGAAAAATCTTATAGAGGTTCTTGACAGAATAAGAAGAATGGCAAGGGAAACAGATAATACAGAAATAATGAAGCATTTTAAGAAATTGCTCCCGAACTCATATAAGGTGGTGAAATTATGATTGAAATAAAAGGAAAATATAACAGTGCTATTGTTTATACGGACAACTTGGAAAATGAGGCTTACAAACAGATTTTGCAGATGATGAATCAGATTTGGTGCAAAGATTTGAAAGTACGCATCATGCCTGATGCTCACGCAGGAGCAGGCTGTACAATAGGTACGACAATGACAATTAAGGATAAAATCTGCCCAAATCTCGTCGGAGTAGATATTGGCTGCGGCGTTGATGTTGTCGTTGTAAAAGCTGATTGCACTAAGATTGACCTTGCAAAACTTGACGCTCTTATTCACGAAAAGATTCCGTCAGGCAAAAATCACAGACAAACACCACACGCTTTTGCAAGCAAAATCAATTACAAAGATTTCATTGCACCTGTATCAGCGATTGCACCTTTATCAATAGGCTCTCTTGGCGGAGGAAATCATTTTATCGAAGTTGATAAAGATGAGTCTGGCAACTTCTATGTCGTAGTTCACTCAGGTTCTCGACACCTTGGCGTTGAAATCTGCAATTTCTATCAGAAACTTGCAATTAAAGAAATGCACAATCATACGAAAGAGCGTGCAGAGATTATTGCAAAATTAAAGGCTGAGGGTAAATACAAAGAGATTGAAAGTACACTTTCAAAACTGAAAGGTGAAAACTGTCCTGACGAACTTACTTATGTTGAAGGGGAAAATTTCAACAACTACATTCACGATATGGAGCTTGCCCAGAAATATGCAGTTTTCAACAGAAAAGCAATGCTCGATGTTATCATTAAAGGTCTTGGTATTACTCAGAATGAAATCATTGAATCGTTTTCGTCAATTCACAACTATATTGACACTAAAAATATGATTCTCAGGAAAGGCTCTGTTTCTGCCCAAAAAGGCGAAAAGCTTATCATTCCTATGAATATGCGTGACGGTTCTCTTATCTGTATAGGAAAAGGAAATCCTGAATGGAACTTCTCCGCTCCTCATGGAGCTGGCCGATTGATGTCGCGTAAGGCTGCAAAAGAATCCCTTAAATTGGATGACTTCAAAAATTGTATGGACGGAATTTATACGACTTGCGTGAATAACTCAACCATTGATGAAGCTCCTATGGCATATAAGTCAGCTTCTGAGATTATCGAGAATGTAAAAAACTCTGTTGATATTATCAACATTGTGAAACCGATCTACAATTTTAAGGCGGCAGAATAATGGGAATTAAAACTTTTGAAGAATGGAAAGCAAAATATGATGATGAAATAGTAAATGTAGCAACAGTTTTTTTTAATTACGAAAGAGGTGTAGACACAAGGACTTGCTACGATGAATTGGAATGGCTTCTAAGAAAAGCATTCATATCAGGACAAAATCACTGCAACTGTAGTCATACTGACAATTCAAAGGTGATTGAAAGGCTTGAAAAAGAAAACAAACGACTTCTGCACGAACTGGAGCTTATACGAGGACAAAAAGGAATATGTCTTGAAATTGACGGCAAGAATATGACAGATGTGTATAACCTTCAGCAGATGTTGAACGAGAAAGATATAATCATCAATTTTCTCAAAAAAGAACTTGCTCACAAGATGTCTTATCGACAGACAATGAAAAAGCAGTATCGTGAACTAAAACAGTCGATGATGGCTGATAATGAACGACACACAAAGGCTTATGCGAAGTTAGTCGCCGAAAATGCAAAATTAAGACATATTGCCGAGCATTATTGCATTGAGTGGCATAATATGGAACTAAATCCTGATGACTTTCCGCCTGAAGACCCAGAGCATTGTGGCTTTAGTATCACTGTAATGGCTGACGACGGCGGTACAGCTTACGCTAATCTTGAGCAAAAACGGTGGTGTACAAGCAGACCGATTAAGGCTTGGTTCAAAATTCCTCGCTACCTAACTTTTAAATACGATGGAGTTGTGAGATGAAATATCTGTCAGGAAATCAAGGATATTGCACAGCAAATCATTGAGATATAGGAGAAAGTATGCTGATTTTTAGATGTAATGTCTGTGGCTATCAATTAGTCCAGTTTACTCATGGCTGGCAGTGTAAACATTGTGGTGCATGGTACGAAAGCACCGGGAGTGGATTTTGAGTGAAGTAATTTCGTTTGAAGAAAATATTCCTCACAGAGTAGAGGAGCTTATTTGTATCAACTGTAAAAACCGATGGATAAATGTATCTCCCGTAGGTTTGTTGCTAAAAAAAATGATTTGTCCGTATTGTGAGCAGGAAGGATTCGTTATCAATACTGGCGAATATATGGATGAAGATGATTGAGGCAAGAGGGAAAGAATATACAGAGTTGTATTAAAGACAGGGGGTGGTAAATTGATATTCCCTCAATATCCGCCGTTCAAGTGCAAGTTTTATCAAAGTCAAAACTCAAATGACAATAATCCGGCTAAAGATTGTCAGTATGATGATAAAGGAGGAAGAAAATGATAGTAATAGTTCAGTATAGAATAGACGGAAAGCAAGAAGAGGTAAGAGGTGTTGAATGTTTTAGAGAAGATGCACATTACCTTTATCTCAACTTCAAGAAAAATTCCAAAGTAAAACAAAGAAAATACATTCGCAGGAATGTGAAGCTAAATTGTGTTGTGGAGGAAAAAAATGACTAAAGAAGAACTTGAAAAAGAAGCAGGTGATTATGCAGACAAACACGCTTTTAGAGTACCTTATGATGGAAGCAACAGGTTTTATGATGATGTTGATTTTAAGGCTTCAAAAGAAGGTTATCTTGCAGGAGCAAAGCCAAGAGAAAAGCGTATTTCAAAACTGAAAGAAGTTTGTCAAGACTTATCAGATAAATTTGACTATCAAGTAAAACAAGTAATGAGACTTGAAAAGGAAAATGCAGAACTAAAAGAGAAATTAAAAATGACCAATAAACCACACTGTTCCGTAACTAACAAGATATGCTTTTCTCAAAAAGAAGCGAGCGACACTATCCGCAGGATAAAGAAAGCCCGTAACTCCCACAGACCGAAGAACATACCTCAGCGAAGTTACAGATGTCAGTATTGCGGAAGCTGGCATTTAACCCATTACAGAAATTACGAAACCTGCAAGGCAACACTAAGAAAGAACGGACTGAGGGGAAGTGAGAGGTTTTATGACTGAGAAAAGATATTGGGAAATCCGAAATGAATACAAGATTTACACATCACATTTTCCGACAAAAGAACAGATAGAGAAACTGACGGAAAAACAGTTAAGGGAGCAAATGGAAGCACTGACGAAAGTGTTTAATGATGTTTTTACTGGAAAGCTAGAATCTGATTAGCCTTTAATTTTTCTTCCGCTAACATCTCCGTATGCCTGGCGGAACAATATCAAAACAAATAGGAACATCTTACGAAGTAGTGTGGAATAGGGAGTCTTTTACCATTCAGATTTTTTATAAGGGAAAATTGAAAGAAACTTATCAGCTTAAAAGATTTACTGATTCACTTGATGTGTACGCAAGCCTGAAACAAGTGAAAGACTGCAAATACGCAACAGAAATACATCAGTTCTATCCTGTGAATTTGCTTAGGAGAAAAGGCTAAATCTCTCCCAATCCCACATCAGTTACAAGTCGGATTTCACCGTCTGACTTCTTCCCGAACTCGCTTACATCAAAGCCCATTACTTCATTCTTTACATTTCCGTAAATATCAACATTGGTAGGGGAATTATGGGTATAGAAGATAAGCGGCTCTTTGCCCGAATACTCCCACTGACGGCAATAGTCGTTGTAAGGGTCTGCGTTCAGCCTGTGCAGAAAACGCTCCCATAAGAGGCAGTAAGGCTTTAAGACAGGCTTTCTGTTTTTCATCGTGGATTTCGTGCAGAATGAACAGGTAGAACAGCACTTCTTTTTGGGATAATTCTTCACCTTGCGAATAAACTCCTCAGTGCCCTTTATACCGATTGCCTTTACCTTTTCAGGCGGACGCATTGAGAAATCCTCAGAGAGCATTATCTTCTCAATCTCAGAAATTCCCCTGCCGTCACGGAGATAGGACATTGCAAGAAGCACCTGCTCCAAGGTATAATCCGCACCCATTCCTTTTCTGTTGTTTTTCGCACAGTCATAGATGTCAAGCTCAGGGTGCTCCTTAATAGCAGCCTCAAACGCAGAGTTGATGTAATTGATGTGAAGGTCTAGTGATTCAGCAATCTGTTGTCGGGTCATTCTTTTTCTTGTTTCGTATTTTCTCTTGTACGATTAGAGCAATGCAACCTGCTCCAAATATGCCAACAGTTATTCCTAATACAACAAATGGATGTTTAAAAAGAAATTCCATCTGTGTGCAATGAATATAATCGTGAATAATCTGCTTAATCATTTACTACCTCGTATGTTTTTTCAAAAATGTCCGGCTTGCAAGGGTAGAACTCTCCGTTTACACCTTTAATAATGTAGTCGTAAGGGTCTGCGCTCATTTCTCCTTCAAGCGTAGGAATAAAAAGACTAAAACTTGGTGCTCCCATTCCTACTTCATAGGCACTGTCAGAAAAGACCTCGCATTTCAATTCTTTCCCCATCCATTTTTCGATTTCCATTTTGTTTGAGTTTCCGTTGAACTGAATACACTCAATCACAACAGGCTTCTTTTTTGCTTTAATTACCATATATTTCTCCTATTGGTTAATTTTTAATTTACTAAAACATTCCGAAAGCTTCGGAAATTGTCTTGCAATCCAATCTGTAAGTTCTTCATCTTGCGCCCATTTGCAACATTCCCAAAGCCCGCTTTCAAGAATAAATGCGTGTATAATTTCATGTCGAATAACTTTACGACCATAAATATCAAGATTTTTCATTTGAAGTGGGTCATTGTTATCTTGCTCAAATATAGATTTATCAATGTGAATTTCCTTTGCGTAAGATTCAAGATAACCGTCCCCATCTTTAAGTCTTATATTTTCATCTTCACATTCGTAAATTATCTTATATTCTTGACCTAGAACATTTGCGCAATCAGGAAGTTTGTGTCCGTTAATTGTCATTATATCCTCCGTAATTTATTTTTGTATGAATGAAAAATAATTAAATGGTAGCTGTTCAATTATTTTTACATTTATTAGAAGCGGTTCTCCATCTGAACCGATTCCTACTTCATCGCCATCAACAATGTAAATTAGGTCTTCCTTGCAACAACCAAGACAATCATCGGGAAAAGCACAACTAGTAAAATCTCCGTGTGTACAAGAATTTCCATGAGGTGCAACAAGACACCACTTTCCTTTAATCAAAACTGCATTCCATACAGAAACACCTTTTTCTTTCCCGACGCACTTATATTCATCACCTATGACTCCGTTTCCTATTCGGCTTCTTTCATCTTTTGGAATCGGACCAAAGCGAATGTAACCAATTTTCACTTTTTCAGTCATTCTTTTTTCTCCTTGATTTTATCTTTTTCGTCCCAAAGACGATGATATTCTTTCATTCCTGTAACACTCTCCAAAACTTCAACGAATAGACTGTGAAATGAATAAGCGTATATCTCCGAGTTTAACTCATCAAACCAATGAGCCTTGTTATCCATTGCAGAAAGCATTTCCATATACAAATGCCAGCACTCGTGGACTACCATAGTCGGATTTACAAGTCCCTTAAACCATATCTGAACGATAGGACTGTTCGGTTTGTGCGGTTCAACTCCTGCCAGTGCTTCAGCTCGGTGACCATTGGGTACGGAATCTACGAGCCATACCTCAACAGAAAATCCTAAAAAATCAAATGCTTTCTTATAACCTTTCATAACATCCCCTCGAACAAACTTCCCACTCCGTTTATTTCGTCCTGACGGTCCTTAATTCTTTTGCTTGCAAGCTCGAAATAATTGTCATCCTTTTCAATGCCGATAAAATTACGCCTATTATTTAGGCAAGCAATTCCTGTACTACCACTTCCTGCAAAAGGATCAAAGATAAGACCGTTCTCAGGACAGCTTACACGCACGAACCTTTCAAGAAGCTCGACAGGCTTTTCAGCAGGGTGAATACGCTTCTGGCAGGTCGTCATAAACCACTTGCGGTAATCGTCCATTTCCAGGCCTTTCCCCTGCCAATAAGTCTTTTTGCCGCGTATAAGGACGATGTACTCAATGTCAGAAAGATGATGTGTTGATTTTGCGGGTATGGGGTTTTTCTTTATCATCGTGAGAATGTCAAAAGTATATCCACGGCTTTTCGCCCAACTGATATAATCAGCGACAAGCATTTTGTTACAGAAGAAATATCCGTAGAAGGACTTCATCTTAGGCTCAAGCATATCAAGGAGCTTTATAGGCTCGAATACGATTGAATCAAGTTTCTCCAAGTTGTGAAGCATATTGATGTTCCTTGTCCGTCCGTATTTCTCATAGTTCTTTTCGCTGAACATACCGGAGCCGTGAATCGTTCCGAACTGATAAGGCGGGTCTGAAATTACAAGGTCTATGGAATTGTCGGGCAGCGTAGGGATAATCTCATAGCAGTCGCCGTGTCTGAGGTCGTAACTCATATCTGACCTCCGAATAAAGACGGCTGATTATCTTCTTTCCGTAATCTGTAGCCAATTCGTCTGTACTCGTCATAAACAGGTTTCCAGATGAATTCACACTGTTTTCTTTCAGCAGGCAGCGCTTTTTCAAGAGTATCAAGGTATTCCTGTAAATGCAGGTTGTAAGGGCAGCCCTTACAACCTGTCCTTTCAAAGCTATAAGGCGGGTAATACAATTCACATAACTTTATTGATTTCTGAGATATGTACCAGTTTTCCCATTCCTGAGAAACTACTGCCATTGGGTGAAACTTTTTTACTTTTCCGCTTTTTGAATCGGTTACAATGCAGTTGAGGGTAGTTCTCTGTCCTCCCTCTGCTTTCATCATTCCCGTAATAGTGATTTTTCTGCCGCTTTCCTTAGAATAATCTTTCGCTGGCTTCTTTTTGAACTCATAGCAACAGAAGTGAGAGATATTAAGATTGAAATCCGGCTGTATCTGATACATCAATGCTTTAGGACAAGGAGAGAAACCGTCTGCTTCTTCCCTAAAATATTTGCGGTGAGATTTACTGTGTATTCCTCTTTTCCATTCATAGAGTTTCTGAGAATGTTCCTTTGACTTAAATGGATAGCCTACGGCCTGTAAAGTTTCCCTTATATTCTTACCGACAGTATAAATGACAAAGCGTTCATCCTTTGCTGCCATTTCCCTTACAAAAGAAAGAATTGCCTTATATTCAATGCCTGTATTAAAAAATACTCTTGGTATTTTATTTCCAGGCAAAGCTTCATCAATAAGGTAATGCAGCACGGTAGAATCCTTTCCGCCAGAAAACGAAACATAAGCATTATGCTCTAAGCCATATATGGCGTTTATGCTTTGTATTTTTGCTATTCTGTCAGATAATATAAATTCATTTTCTGTCATTTCTTTTTTATTCCTCTTTATTTGCATATTTCCATTTATAACCACAAGCAGTTTTTGCACGCCCACGAGCCACTGCACTTATATTTGCAATTTGAGCACCAGTTTCTTTAGCAGCGTCTGAAATAGATGTGAATTTTTTAATAATCTTTTCAGTGGATTTATCAAGCATGTATACAGGTTTTATTTTGTGTTTTTTAACTCTTTCTTGACATGTTCCATATAATGCATTGTAACTTTTATCACACCATTCTAAATTTTCTACACTATTATTTGACTTACATTCATCTTTATGGTTTATACACGGTAAGTTACTTGGATTAGGAATAAAAGTTTTTGCAACTAAACGATGAACTAATTCTTTTTTTCCTTTGGGGAAGTTAGAACTAGAAACTGTAACTGATAAATATCCATTAAATTGTTTATTAAGTTTCAAAATTCTTTCGTAAACTTTACGACTATATTTTTTCCCATATTTTATAAATTCAATGGTTCTAGGGACACTTTTTATTCGCCCCTTATTTGAAATTAGATACAAATCTTCATAGTCAACGCATTTTTTCCAAACTTCACCTATTACATTTTCCTGCTCGTTGATTGATTTGATTTTTGCTATTCGGTCCTGAAGCAAAAAATCATTTTCTGTCATAACTACTCCTGTTCGGAGCAAACAAAAAGCCTTATTGGATTCGGCTTGCGGTCAAGCACACCTTCACAGTTCCCCATTGGAAAAGAACCGTTACAAACCGAATTTAATAAAGCTTCTCATCACTCCAATGTTTTATTCAGCAGATTGCTTACATCTGCTGAAACTCAGAGTAGTTCAGAAAAAAAATTAGCTTAAATCACGCACTCCAACTCAGCCTGCTCAGACAACCTGTTATCAACAATAGTCCTTGCCTTGACCGTGGTAGTAGCAGTAATTTTGAACGCAGTCTTATACTCAGCGTCCTTTTTCTTTACATCGCTTCCGTCCGTGGTGTAGAGGATTGTATTCTCTCCCTTAATCGTGACAGTCTTTGTCTTTGAATCAAATGTGATGGTTGGTACGCTCGGAACCTTGCAGGTGAGGGTAACTTCATCGGAGAGAACTCCGTCCTTAATGCAGGCGGCCTTTACAGTCGTATTCTTCATAATGACAAACGGCTCCGTATATTCCTCAGCGTCATCGTAAATCTTTGAGCCGTCAGTTGAATAAAGAATTTTGTCCTCGCCTGTGATTGAGACCGTATTGGTGTCAGGGTCAAAAGTAATCTTTGGGGCAGAAACGAATACACAGAGGAGTTCTGCCTGCTCGCTCATCCTGTCACCCACAACGGAAACAGCCTTGACCGTGCAGGTCTCGGTAATTGAAAATGGGGCAGAGTAGAGCACATCTTTTTTCTTCACATCTTCTCCGTTAGTCGTGTAGCGTACTTCGTTCTCACTTTCAATCGTAACCTTGTGGGTAGTCTGGTCGTAAGTGATGACAGGAACATTAGGAACCTTGCACTCAAGCTCAACCTGCTCAGAAAGCTCTCCGTCTACGATACAGGCTGCCTTTACGACAGTGTTCTTATTAATTACAAACGGGCCGTCGTATTCAGCCGCGTCATCGTAAATATCGCTTCCGTCAGTAGAATAGAGAATCTTGTCGTCAGCGGAAATTGAGACCTCGTTCAAGTCAGCGTTGAAGTCAATAACAGGTGGCTCGATGGAAATGCAGAGCATTGAAACCTGCTCGGAGAAATCTTCCCTCGCGTATGAGCGGCACTTGACCGTGGTATTGTGGTCAATGACAAAAGGCCCTGTGTAAACAGGAGAATCCTCAGTAACATTCTTTCCGTCAGTAGTGAAGTAGACCTTGTTGTAAGACTTGATTATGACGGTGTTAGTAGCCTTATCAAACTCGATTTCAGGAGTATCGGGTATCTCACAGAAAAGGGTAGCTGTCTCTGAAAGTACGCCGTCCTCAACGCAAGCGGCGTTTACCTTGCAGGTATGAGGAAGACTGAATTCCTCTGAATAAACCTTTGTTTCCTCGTCATATATTCCCGATTCAGGGAGGTTTGCATTTAATTCTCCGTCATCATAAGTGACCACAAAAGGCTTTGTCCCGCAGATACGCACGACATTATCCAAATCATCAAACACGATTTTCGGAGATTCAAGACCTTTTGGCATATACACAAGGCACTCGCCGTGGCGGTTCACTTCCTCGCAAAACGGCTTATACGCCACCCCGTCAACATGGTCTTTCCTCGCATTCTCGCTGTTCGAGCAGAGCATATCGCGGTGAAAAATCGGGATAGCGGGACATCTTCTGAATTTTTCTTTTTCACTTGTGAGATAGATACATTTCGCACATATCGGGTTCATCATGCCGATAGGGTAGCACGGCAAAAAATGAGGCTTAAATAAAGAAGTTGTTTAAGCTCTGTTTTTATCTCTCATATCATAAAACCGTGTTCAGAATTATCTACAAGAAAATTTATGACAGTGAGAAAGAAGCCGTTAAGGCACTCAAAGAACTTGACGGCAAAGCGTCGTCACCGAGCATAACGCAGGGGAAATCCGGCGGCTGGCTCGTTGTCCTTTACGAGCACGAGAAACGCTCCCGGATAGAGGAGGGCATGAAACACTACGAGGCGGCGGGGCTTACGGTGTACATGCAAAAGACAGATGGATAAAAAGACGCTTTGCGAGACCTGTATTTGCTGGGTTGATTGCGGAAAGAAAGAGAATAAACCGTATGGGTTCTGCCTTGTACGCGACTTATTTACTTACACGGCAGAGACCGAGTGTAAGGAATATGTAAACGGAGTTCCGTCAACGGAACGGGAATGGGAGGATTTTTATAAATGAAAGAATTCGTAAAACGAATGATTACAGAAAAAGATGAACTGTGCGGGAAAATCAAAAAGGCTCGCAAAGCCATTGAAGCCCCGCCTTACGGCTCTGATGCGGAGGGGCTTCGTATGCTCGCCGAGCAGGTCAAGGCAATGGAGAGTTACAGATACTGGCTCGAAGAGAGAATCAAACATGAGGAGGCAAAGTAAATGGAGACAGAGCTTATTCTTTGGACGATGATCGCGATAGTCGGGACCGTCGGAGTAATCAAAAATTTCATAAATAAAGGCGGAAAGAAAATCTGGACGATTGCGACCCTTGTAATCGGGGCGGGTGTCGCGGTAGCCGCCATGTACCTTCCCTTAAAGGCCTTGCAAGTCTGGGTTGCCGTAACGGGTGCAACGCTTTTTTACGACACAATCTTCAAAACATTCCAGCGGCTTATAGAAAAAATTTCAGAAAAAGGAGATTAGCTCATGGAAATCACGGAGAACAAGGAAGTGTTGCTTGAAATGCAAAACCAGCTCGGAAGAATTGAAGCTACCAGCACCGCCATAAAAGAGGACATCGCCGAGCTGAAGCAGAAAGATGTTGAGGCCGACGAAAAACTCGAAAAAGCCTATGCAAAAGCCATGGACTATGCTAAGACACGCCAGGACAATATCCGGGACGATTTGCAGCATCAGATTGACAACAACAAGACGCTTATCCTCACCGTAAGCAATAATCTCAGCAGCCTTAACACGAATATCGAAAAATTCACAAAGGAAATAAAAGAATCTACAGAGGAATGGAAAAAAGGCTTTGAGCAGTCTATCTCTGAGTGGAAAACAGATGTCAATGACAGACTTTCAGCATTGGAGCAGAAAAAAGAAAAAATGCTCGCAAAATGGTATGACCGAATCGTAGATAAAATTATGTGGATTGTCATAATTGCCGTAATAGTCGTCCTGCTGAAATGGCTGAACGCTCCACCCGAAATTATGAATCAGCTTCCGCACTAGGAGAAAATATGAGAAACGCAATACTAATTACAATCATTATCCTTGTCTTATTAGTTATGATTCTTTTTTTTGCTTTGAGGACGGCTCTTGAAAAGCTGTCGTTGGCAAAGATGAAAAACGAAGAGTACGAATACACAATCAAGGAACTGGAAAAGAAAAATTCCGCCCTCAGAGACGGTTTGAATCTTAAAGCAAAACTGGAGAAAGAGACGAATGAGAAGATTGATTCTTTGCATACTGGCGATACTGTCGCTAACGCTATTAACGGCCTGTCAAAGCACTCAGGTGGTAACGGTTGAGAAGGTTACTGTTCCCGATATTGCCTTCCCTGTCTTCCCGCTTGCAGAGGAAATGACGGACAACAAGGACGGGACCGTAACCGTTCCTTCTGAATGGATTGTGCGGCTTGAAGAATTCCGCATAAGGTACAAATCAACGGAAGATTTTTATGACGGATTACGAGAAATCTACGAGAAGTTTTACGAGTAAGATAAGGAGAATGAGAAATGAACGCAAACAAACTTCGGGAAAAATACATCGGCTTGCAGACAAAAATGCTGAAATCGGCTGACGATATAAAACAGTTCGGCGATTACTCATGTCTTTTTCTTTGCCTCTGCTCGATTGCCGAGGAGTACAACGAATCACACCACTCAAGATACCGTGTTGACATTCTCGCTGATTACCTCGCTTGCAGAAGCAAGGGATATATCGGAGATGAATTCTTCGTTAAGGATTCCACGGCGGTGCTTGAGTACCTTACGGGACAGAAGTGGAAGCGTGAGATTGTGGAGAAGCTGCCTGAGCCAGTTTCAGACAATGTGTACACCGTGGAGCGGTGGTACAACCAAAAGACAAGGTACACGCATTTCCGCAGACAGTGGGGAGACACCTTGGTTGACAGCAACACCGTGAGAAACGGGGAACTGACAAATTATTATCTTTTCACGGTTGTTTAACCGTAAGAAATAAAAATCACAGATATTTTCACAGGAGGAAAATATGGATAACAGGTTGGTATGGCAAAGACGGATAAGGAATTACGCAGGGCTGCTCGGCGGACTTTTGCCCTGGCTCAGTCTTTTCAGTGCGTTTCTTTACGGAAAGCTGACTGGCGGGCTTACGGAAGGGTTCTGGTCAGACCTTTCGATTTCAGCGACTTACTATTGTTCACCGGCTTTGGCTGGTATTTTAACGGCTGCTTCAATCGTTCTTATGTGCTATGACGGCTATGAGAAGATTGACAATTATGTGACCACGATTTCAGGCGTATTCGGAATACTTATAGTCCTGTTTCCGTGCAACTGTAGCCTATCGTCTGATTATGTAGGATTCTTTCAAGTTCCCGCAAAAGTTTCTAGCGCAATTCACTGTACTAGCGCGGTGGTATTCTTTATTCTGCTCGCTTTTAACGCCTTGTTTCTGTTTACCAAGCACGACGGAGAGAAAACGAAGAAAAAGAAAATAAGGAATATCGTGTACTGTGTATGCGGGGTAGGTATGATTGCCGTGATGATTCTTATGCCTTTACCTATTCATTTTCCAGCGAAAACTTGGTGGGTTGAGATGGGTGCGCTTACATTTTTCGCCGTCTCATGGCTTGTGAAGGGTGGGGCTTTTAAGTTCCTGAATGACAAAGACTCCTCGGAGAATAAATGACAAAGATAATCGCAAATGACACTTTCGGTCATCAGATGATTTTCAACACATTCACTACAGCGGCGGAGCATTTTCGTTGCAAGCAGTCCGTAATCAAATCAAAAATTGACAAGGGTGAGCCTATTAAGGATGAGAAGTCCTCATGGTGGTTAGACACCCTTTTAGAAGAAAAACAATAATCTAAAAAAATCGGCGGAATCTGAAAAACAGAAACCGCCTTTTTTTCACATAGCCGTTACTTCTGTCGGTATCATATACTTCATCAATTTGTCGATGTCCTCTCCCGTCACCTTTACCGTTTTCTCAGTCGGCGAGAAGAGCGGTATCTTCGGAATAGTCACAGGGAATGACTGATACTCTGACAACACGCTCTTTAATATAGAAGAAAAGTGCGTGAGGTCATATTCTCCGTCCTGCTCCACGACGAGCGATGAGACCATCGGACTCTGAAGGAAGATGTCAACGAAAGCGGGGTTTTCCTTAAGGCTGTCTTTTGCCATTGCGAGCACGAACTTGGTGTTCCTGTCGCCGATATCTGCCATAAGGTCTTCCTCAATGAACTTGACGAGGCCGTTTACAATCTGTTTCTTTGTCACGGTCATAAGCTACTCCTCCTTTTCAAGACGCTTCAGAAGTTCCTGCCGCTCGTTCTCGTGCTCCTCAAGCGTGGCTTTCATGTCAGCGTCAGCGTGCTTGTAATGCTCCTTGATAAGGATTCCCGCGTGTTTCAGTTCGTCACGAGCCATTTCCTTGTATGCGGACTCTCCGTTATCAAGATACTCATTCATATACTTCTTCGCACCTTCAAGCTCTTCCTCGACATCATCATCGTCACAGAGGCATTTTGCCGCCATGTACAGCTGCCCGATAAAGAGTGCTTTCCTAAATTCCCTTGAATACGGGTCAACCTTCGTGGCCTTTGCCTCGTCAATGTTCGTGACGATACTCGCGACAATCTGAGGCTGTGCTTGCGGAGCGGGTTGCGGAAACTGCAAGGGCGGCTGATACTGGTGCGGAGCCTGCTGGAACTGGGGCTGATTCTGCGCGAGCTGCTGGGCCTGCCTTATGTAAAAGTCATTCATCGGGTTTCCGTACTGATATGGTGGCATTTCCTTATCTCCTTACAAGAGATAGGGTAGCATAAAGCTGATAATCAAATGGCTTGAATTTGGCTTGAAAAAAGCTTGAATTTGGCTAGAGAAAGGGAGTTATCTTCTTTCTTATGGCATTAAGCTCTGATTTCGCCACGGAATAGCTTGTGCAAAGCTTGTCAGCGATAAAGCCGAGGTCTTTTTTCTTTATGTAATACATGTCGAAGATTTTCTCCTGACGCTCGGAGAGTATTATGAGCGAGAGCAGACGGCTGATGTCAGCCTTGTTTGCTGACCTGAAATATGCGTTTATCTATTTAACTGATTTCAAAATCAAATTTCCCTTTCCGTTTTCGTCGGATACAGGTGATTTTACGGCAAGGAAAAATAAGGCTTAAATCGTTTTACAAAAGGCGGGAAGCGTAGTATAATTCAGTTATGAAACGGTATTTTCTGTTACCTTTAGTTATACTCTCATTTGTTTTTACTGCCTGCACTGATATTAGTAATGAAAGTTCACTTACTCGTGAATATAGTCCTAAATATAAAGGTGTATATTTAACAACAATAAATGGCGTTAAAACTTTATGCTATGAAGATTATGATAGAGAGAATTTAAGAACACATGTGGCTAAACACATAGATAACCTTTCAGATGAAGATTATTTCAAATACTTTGATTCGCATAGTAAATTTATTTCATTCGGTGTAAGAGATTGTTGTTCGTGTGCCGTGGATTTAGAATATTATGATTTAATTGGATATGTGTGGCAACAATATGATGACCAGAGGCTTTTTGATTTGTCAGAGGATTTATATTTTTTTTCTCTGACAAAGGATATGTAGATACTAATATAAGCTTACAAAGATATATCGGTAATGTTTATAATTCATATTATTTTACATTGTTTGAAATTTATTCCAACTCAAATAATTTATATTTAAAATTTATGTTTTTTGACACTGAAAAAGAAGCTTCCTTTTACGGAGATAACTATGAAGAATTGACTATAAATGACTTGGTGTTGAAGACTGAGAAAATTTTTAATTACATGCCCTTTGATGACATGCTTGCACTTTCTATTATAAATTAGAAATTATTTATAATAAAGATTCGAGCTATAGACAATAAGTTTTTTATCATAAGTAATTGTCTCACCATAATCAGAGGTTAAAAGAAGTCTTTCTTCTGTATCAAAAAAAAACAATAAATTTTTACTGATTTCTTTCCATTCTTTTTTCACATTCTCCAAAAATGATATATTATTTATATTAAATGCTAATGGATAACAAGCGGTTTTTCCTTTATTAAGAAAAACCATTTTTGAAGGTATTGTTATATTTGATGTTAGGGCATAAAATAATTGCGAAAGTTTGTTTGAATTTGCAATTATTTTAGGAAGATAGCCGGAAGTATTTAAACATGAAAAACTTTCACAATCTGTCTCTGTCGTTCCTGCAAGGATACGAGGACTTTTGTAGTCTTTAAAAGTGCGTTCGCGCTGCCAGCCGGATACGATATAGTGCCCATTATTTAAATGTTCAAAAAAATATGTATCATAAGTACCCTCAACCTTCCCGATTGTTCGATATGTCATATTCTTCTTTCTTTCAAAATTTGTTAATTCGCATAATGTAGAAAGGGAACCACCGCCATTTACTATAGCATAAAAGTTTAAACCACTATGATTCTCAAAAGGAATATATATAATAGCCTGTATTTGAATAATTGAAGGATGAAAATGACCAGAAGAATCATACCATCCCCCATAACCTCCAAGAAACTCCAAATCTTCATTTGTCATGGAATCTCTTAGTATTCTCCAACTATAGCTTTTTGAAAAAAAATAAATATAGTCCTCTTTTTTTACAAAGAAACAAGGAAACTCAAAGGTGCCATCATAAACCATTATACGCCGCTTATAAATAATATAATCGTTATTATTATCAGGAATCCCTATTTGATATATGTAAGATTGTTCGCCATATCCTTGTTTTACAAAATAAACAAACTTTTGTCCTGTAATTTCATTTTTTTCTGTTCCAAGGAAAGACCATGATCTTAGATTTTCATAATCCTCTATCTTTGTAATAAAAGATACGCTAAGTGTTTTATCGTTATATTTATACAAATCAAAAGATCTTCCTGTTCTTTTTACAAAAATATATCCATCAATATATAACAAAGGCTCGCCATATTGCGGCCATCCACTTATTTCATATAAGCTGCCATCAGACGATATTTTTCTTAAAGACTCATGGCCAGAACCATGTACATAATTAAAATGTAAAATAGCAGAATTGTCATCAATAAATCCAACAAAAGAATAATGCCAATCCTTACTAATATAAATATATTCCCATGTCTGTCCAAGATCTGTACTTTTACACATCTCTAAGTAGTCTGAGTTATATTTATTAGGATAACGAAAAACCAATAACATTCCGTTTCCAAAAGCATATATAACATCATCCAAATCTGCTGAATTGATATTAGTATTTAAAGTTTCTATATCCATGATTCTACTCCATCCAAATATGACCTGGCTGTGGATTTTTTGGACGCTCTAAAGGAATTTTTAACTCCGTTGAAGTTAATGTTCCTTTAATTACACATGCGGAATCTATTGTCAGAACTTGCTCGTTAATTGCCGAAATCGTGTTCGTCTCTATTCCGCCGCTCATCGTGGCAAGTCCCGTGACCGAGAGGGTGCCTTTGAGCGTCGTTCCGTTCGTCACTTCAAGTGAGTGCAGGGTAGTCAGCTTGTTCGGGACTTTCAGTTCGTCATTGAGGGTGGCAATGGATGAGACGGCGAGCTTGCCGTTCAGGGTGGTGTTGCTGTTCTTGTCACTCGTTCCCACCGTGAGAGTTCCGAAAAGGGTAGAGGTAGCTTCTACTATCAAGTGCCCGTTGTTGCCGTTCTGGTCTTTGGAGACTGTGAGCGAGCCGTAAACGGTGGCTGTCTTCGGCGAGTCCGCGCTTCCGACCTGCAAGCCCTCGTGAGCCGTAAGTTTTCCGTAGAAATGAGATTCCGCAAGCGCGCCCTCTTCCCCGACCCGAAGCCCGCCAGAAAGTTTTGACAATCCCCTTACCGTAAGGGTTCCGTTTGTTCCGTCAGAGTTTTTTCTGTCAATGAGAAGGTCGCCCCTCAGCACCATAGTCTCAGGATTCGTAACGCCCTTATAGCCCTGAATCTCGATGTACTGTTCGGAGTTTGTGTTGTATCGGTACGCCTTGTCTGTGGCTTTATCTATGAACACTACCGTGCCGTCAGGCTCAATCTCCTTGGTAAAAGCCGAGTCCTCATAGAAGCTGTCAGAAGAGGAGTCATAATATCCCTTTACGGTATCTTCCTCGAAATTTTCGCTCTCCGGGTTCACCTGCAAGAAAGAGTTCGCGCCAGTGTATTTTATGGCTCCTTTTTTGTTCCTTACATTGAAGAAGCCTTTGATTGTGGAGGTGACGGCCGTAACGATGAAGTTTGAGAGTTTGATGTCAAGGTTCGTCTCGCCGTTTTCTTTGTAATAATGAAAGTAATTCGCGTCGTCTCTCCATTTATCAGCTACCTTCATATTTCCCATATAGAACTCAGGGCTGTCTGTATCGAGTCCGATCCAATAGTTATTAGACTTTTCCTTCGTAATCTCATCAAGCCTGTTTATGAGAGGCTGCTGGCTGGACTTCTCAATTCCTGACTTTATCTTATCAAGGATTTTCCCGACCTCTTCATCCGTGTCGGCGTTATAGGCATAGCCTGAAATCGAATGGGCCCCCTCAGTGAGCGTAAGGAGATTGTACGCATATATGTTTCTTGCGATGACGGCGTTTGCCTGAATCTTCGGGGAAGAAATCGCGTCATCCTCAATCTTAGTCTCCGTAATTGCTCCGACACCGACCTTATCGGACACGATAGAGCCGTTAAGGACATCCTGAACGCTTGTGGCAAGGGCCGTCGATTGCCTTCGTGTTCCCTCAACGCTTACCTTATGGTAAGTGTCCTTGTCATAATTGTGGTTTGTATCAAGTAATGAGTCATAGAAATCTTCTACGGTCTTGTTGTAAGAATATGCCTCGAACTGATACTGCGTGTCTATAGGGGCATAGCCTCCGAGTCCGAGTATAAGCAAAGAACCATAATTTTCTTTAAGTATATAATCAGAGCCATTCCATTTGTAATATTTTTTCTCTGCGTTATCAAAATACATACGGGAATCTGAGGGGATAATCCTTACGGTATGCTCTTCATCCTCATAAAAATTAGCTCCGTCGTACCAGCCCTTTATAGACGGATCAAGATTTGCCGCAAAAATCCTGTTGTCATCTTCGGATTCGTCTACATCAAGCATACCCTGTATACCGTTCTGAGTCTCAAGCGGCATCGTCTGCGTAAACTGACTTTCACTCTCAGCCTTTCCGATTACAAAAACTCCGTCTACCTGTAATTTATAAGCGGACTCCCTCGCATAAGGATTTGATTCAAGGTCGGGAACATAAAATATATCAGAGGGGTCGTCATATCGCCTGACACCGACAAGATACTGTATGACTCCGTAACAGTTTGCTGACTGAGAGAAATAAAGCGTTATGTTCCTGTTGCTTACCCTTGACGAAATGCTTGGGGCAGCGGGAATCCAGGTTCTGTATTTGGAGTAATCACAAAACTCTTCGTCACTCTCAGATTGGCTTCCGCTCGTTATATTAACAGCGTTGACAACGACAGAATATTTATCCAGGGTAAGGGTTCCGATTTTCATACCAGCCGTACCTGGTTTTTCCGGGAATCCGTCAGTGGCTCTTGAGAATTGGTATGTGGCTGTTTTTACAAGGACAACTTGCTGCCCTGATGGCGTAACCCTTGCTATTCCGTCATAATATGTTTTAACCTCAAACTGTACCGAGCCATAAACATTCGTAAGGTCACAGCTCCATGCAGCCGTTATCCCGTTCTCATCGGCTATAAAACTGAGATTAGTCGGTTTTGGCGGAATCCATGTCCCATATTTACGGAGTGATGCCGCCGAAAGACCTATATAATCAGACCATTCGCTCTCATACCTGTTTCCTTCCGCGTCAAGATAAATACTTACCGCTTTTGCCCTGAACTGCCACAGCGCAAGGTCATCTTTCTCCGGGTATCCGTCCATAGCCCTGTCAAAGAAATATTCCGTAGAATAAGAGCCGTCTATCGTGGTTATCGTGCCGTCAGCTTTCGTTATCTCATAAGTGATATGGTCGATATTGTTGACCTTATCAGAATCGACAGTACAAGTGAACTGTATGCAATCCCGCTCGACATCTGCCGTAAGGTTATTGGGGGACGGAGGCGCATATCCGAATGTGTCGTCAATTTTTCCCTGTGCCAGTTCCGCAGACTCCGCAAGGGCTCGCACCAAATCCGCCACGGTGACATTGTTTGACAGCGCGAAAGCGTCCTCATCGCTTCTATCAGGCACGGTCATGTTGTTTTGGAATGAGGGAAGCTCAGCACCATAACTGTACAAGTCTTCCTGATATTTCATCAGCGTGAGCTCAAATGTTCTTTTTGCGTCAGGCTTAATCTTGATTACACGATAGGTGGCCGTCATCTGACCGATAATACCGAAACCGACGATATTTCCGGCTTGCGGCTTGTATACATAATAATCCGTTCCGTCGCTTGAATTCTTATCTTTGGCAATAGGAGTGTCAAACAAGACAGTATTCGTGTTTCCTTTTACGGCCTGCCAAGTTTCTCCGTTAACGATGAATTTCGTGTTTTTTTTCGCAAGTCTGAGGGTGATAACCCTTGAAGCCTGATACTCAACGGGCTGCATTACGATTACGCCTTGCCTGCATCTCGTGACGGGTTCTCCGTTCTCATCAAGAATGGCGTTTCCCTCATCATCCTTTACTGCCTCTTCCTCTCCCGTGTAATGATAAGCGTTGTCAATGACGAAGCCAAATATCGAAGTATCATTCTCAATAAGTCTGGTAATCCGACCTCCGTTATCCGTGCCGATAAGCATGGTGTCGTCCTGTAAAAGTATGAGGTTTCCAAGCCCGATAGACGCTCCCTCGACTCCGATTTGCTTAGTCACCACCTCTTTGTTCAGTAATCTGTTCGCGAGCATGTACCGTCCGAGAGACCACTGCTGTACATTGTTCGTCACATAGTCAAATTTATACTGCTCAATCGCCGCCCGCGGCTTGTCCGCGCTTTCTCCGTCAGCCATACAGTAAATCTGATTCTGAATGTAACCGTCGTTCTCATCAGGGAAGGTAATCTGCATACCCGAAGGATTGTCGGCAAAAGAAATCGTATAAGTCGATTTGAGCGTGTTCTGCTGATTTATAAGGGCTACAGGGTATTTCTCTTCTTTATCTATAACGACCGTAAGCCTGTTCTTGCTGTCTCTCGTATATACGGCTCGGCCTGCGACGGCAATCTTTGCGAGCATTTGCTCAAGCATTATCTCCTGATAGATATATGCGTTTGCCGCAAAATACATGTGAACCAATTCACCCTTGCCGTGCAATACGCTTCTTCCGTCATGGTCGTAGTGCGATCCGTCCGAAGAATAAGTCGATTTATCAGTGACATCCTCGGCCCACTTGTACCACTTGGCAAGAGAAACCATATTGAAGTCTCCCGCGCCGTCCTCAATCAGATTTCCGTTTTCGTCATAGAATTTCTGGTTATATCCCAGCGCGTCGATTCCGAGATGAGGTCCTATACCCGCAAGGAGGAACATAGAGGCGACATTGTTATTACAGTATTTAAGCGTGCCGTCAGGACTGTAATGGACTCCGTTCTCGTCAAGCTGGTCAGGGATATAATATCTTCCCCTGTCGTCAATATGCTCCGCTGTCCGTATCACATTCTCGACAATCTGCGGAACATAGTCATTCCCCGCAGGCATACGCAAGGATTTAATGCCTTTCTGTCTGTCCTCTTCAAACTGCTGTTTTGTAATTTCTTCGCCTTGATACCATACACCGCTCTCATCCTTGTATGATGGCTTGTAATATCTCGTCGTCGTGCTGACTTTTTCAGGCAGCCATTTCTTTTCCTCATCGTTATAGTAAGGTGCGAACGACTGTGCGATACATGAGAATTTCTTGAGCGTATTTGAAAGTTGGTCCACATTGTCAGTCTTTGCCTTGAGCGCGATGACGCAAAGTTTCCTCATTCGGTCTTCTGAAATCGGTCTCAGCCTCTCTATGGTATTTTCGTATACAAGCTTGTCGCCGTCCAGTTTTGTCGATGTGAGGGTAGTCCATGTAAAAATATCATTGAACTTAAACGCCGAATGGTCCTTGTTTGAGACCGTCTCATCTATATAGCAAGGAGAAACCCTTACTACACGAACCTCAATAGACTTTGCCGTGTTGAATCCGTCATAGAAGTATGCCCTGAATTTTTTTGACAGTATCTCATCTTTATTCGGGCTCGACTTCTCTTCCTCTGTGAGCAGATTATCATTCGCCCACTGAACGAGGTTAACATCTGTAACGCAGCGGAATTCGTTTATGCCGTCCTGATTGGAATTCGTTCCGCCAAGCGACTGCAAATTAAAGACATCTGCCCCTAACCAATTATTGTTTATGTCAGCCGAATACCCCCAGCTGTCAATTACAAGTTCTTTTTCATAATGACCGGTTTGCTCCCCGCAAACAATTCCATCATCTACCCAATATTCTTCCTCATGTGAGGATGTCGCTATCTTATTGTTTCTTAAATGATTTCCTGAATGAGCGGCAATATCATTATAGCGTTTCTCTTCTGTAAATTCCTCGGCAACAACGATATTATTTATCTTTTCAAACGAGTGCCAGCCTCGGAAATCTCCCGTAACATCATTCCCGTCCTTATTCTTTACGGTGACTTTCTTGTATACGCCCTTATCATAATCAAATTCAGGAAGCGGAACTCCCGTTCCGTGCTCATCTCCGTCTGTCTTTACATTGTCATCAGAATACACCCGCCACTGAACCGCAATCCACATAGGAATCTGGTAGTATTTGACAGAAGAATTGCTTCCGCTTGTTTCGCTTCTCGTCTTATAAAGTCCGTTCTGGAAATCAAGCTCAACCTTTACTGAGTCTGCATACTGTTCGGAGAATCTTATCGGATTATTTCTGAGACCGTTGGCAAGTCCCAGCCCTTTATAAGAAATATTGTTCGCACTGTCAATTTCCTCAATCGAACCGTCGGCAATGTAAAGGACATTAGCCTTTATGTCTTCCTGGATTTTCGCGTATGGGTAGATATTTCCGCAATCAACCGCCTGTCTGTTCTGTCCCTGCTGAAGAATCTCTATGGAGATGTCATTGTTTTTCCATGTGCTTACAATATCGCCCGTGTCACTTCCTGAGCCAGTCTGACTGTCAATTCCGCTTAGCTCGCCATGAAAAATGTTTTTAAGATTTTTATTGCCGCTCCAAGGCTGATTGTGAGCCAAGTCCATCTCTCCGAGCTTGAATTCCGTAAGACGAAGCGGAGCGTAACCAACGGCATATAGGATATGAATACAGTTATCCTCACCGTGATTGCCAGAAATCTCATTCCACGGGCTTCCGATTATAAAAGGCGTGACGAGATGTTTTCCGAGAACCATAGGGTAGGGCTGATCTGTAAGAGGCTGATTCTGTGAGCCGCGGACATCGGGAAGCTGCTCTGAATTTAAACCAGATGAAGAAGTCTGGTCGTCAGTATTTAAATCCATCCCCCCTAAACTTCCAAAAACAGCAAAACCAACAACAAAACCTATTACCCCACCTATAACTGCACCTATAGGGCCGCCTACTTGAAAACCAATTAAAGCTCCTGTTAGAGCACCTTCAATTCCTCCAAGCAATGCCGTTGTCCAATTCCATCCTCCGCCGCCGCCTGCTGGTGTTATGATTACAGAAACAATGTCATTTTCTTTTATTACATAATCAAGAGATGTGTCCTTTCCGTTTACCTGGACAATCGCATTCGTTGTCGCGGTATCGTCTTCGATAGGGGCAAAATATGTCTCTCCCGTATCAAGGTCATAACATTCCACCAGCTGTCCGTCATAGGCGTTCCCGTCAGTATGCTCCCTGATAAGGGTCTCAATGGTAATGCCTTTCTCCACAGTGAATGTGTCAACTTTATCCTCAAGAATGTTGTTAAGAATCCTTACTGTCGCCATTTATACACCTTCCAGCTTTTTCTGTAATATCCGTCAAGCCCAGTGACCCTCACTCCGCCCGTATCGGCATGAATGAAATCATCCTCGTCAAGCATTACCCCTATATGGACCATATTCCCGTTTCCGTCCGAGAACACGATAAGGTTTCCCAGTTCCCTCTCTTTCGTCTCTTCCAAAAGGTCTCCGAGACCGAACAGCATTATCTCCGCGTTCTCTGAGAAGGTCGCGGGACAGGCTTTCTCGTACCATAGGTCAGGAAGCTTATGTCCGAGCCTTTTCGACACTTCAATCGCAAGCCCGTAACAATCAAAGCCCTCAACAACAGACCGCCCATGGCTCGTGAACCTGACTCCTATAAGGTCATCTATCCGCAAATCAGCCATTCTCACTCACCGACGAAAGCTGATTTTTGGTTGCCTTGTCTCTTGGGACATTCAGCTTCAAAACATCTTTATAGACGAGGCTCAGCTGAGCCGTCGTGCGGTTGTAAGTCGCTGACGGCATACGGGTTTTTATCTGGTCAAGGGGATAGAACCTGAAAGTCGTCTTTCCGTTCTCATTGACGAGCTTTGCGAAAGCCGCCATTACAGTGACTTCACATTGCAACTCTATAGAACGGAGCATCTGGACCACGCGGGAATCTATCGCGGACAGGGTTATCGATGCCTGTCCGACTGTTTTTCCGTCCTCTTCGGGAGGCGTGAACTCAAAGCTGGCAGGCAGGTACTTCTTTCCTTTGTAAACGACAGGATTTGAGTCGTCTATAACCCTGAGATACATATTCTCCTGCTCAACGGAACCATCGTCCCACTTTATGTCAGGGTTATAAATCTCAAGAAGGACGGGAATATGCCCGTCCGTTGTCCTTGCCCATATTTCTTCCATTGCTATCGTCTGAATGTTTTTCTCGTTCATAAAATCTCCTAAACCGTAAAGCTCGCCGTAAAATCACCTATACGGGCAATATAGGTTCCAACCGTCCCTGTTTTTTTTTCAAAGTAAAGTTTTGCGGTCAGGTCTCCGTCAAAGATACAGAACAAGACCTGTTCCTGAGCCTCCGTTCCGCCGGGAGGCGTTATCATAAGAGTCCAAGTGTCTATCGTTGGTTCTGTGGAAGGGGCAGAGGTAAGCACGACATCTACACAGCCGTTTTCTGCCGTGATGTTATTGATCGCCGAGATGTCATCGGGAATAGTGAAAGCTCCCGTGGCATAAGTCTCCCATGTCATAGTCACCTGCTGATGCAGGCCGCTCTTACTGCCCTCGGCCGCAGATGTGATTCTGTAATACTCGTAATCAGGGAGCTTCGCCGTTGTGTCACCGTTGGCTATCCTGTTGATGACATGCTCGACATCTTCCTGAGACATTCCCTGCTGGCGATTTGAATTTATGAGTATCGCGGGGAACATAAACGGATTCGTGCCATAACAATGCTGGTATTTAAACCAGGCCATAAAACGCTCGTATTCGGTAAGCCCGTCTCCGACCCACTTGCCGTCACCGTCCACATCTTTTTCAACGCAATTAAAAGCCATAGTGACGGAAAATTTATCACTTGGATTGGCAGAAACGAGCCGTGATTTTTTCTGACCGCCCGTTTCAAGTGAGTCCTGAATAGTCGCACCATCTCCGACAGTGATTGTTGTAGAGTCAAGGATTATCTTGTTTACATTCGTAGCCCAGCCGACATAAGCCATAACGAGATGATATGGCAGAAAAAATATTCGCTTAAATCACCGCCATAGGCTCATGTGTCCGCAAAGAGAGCATTTGTTATGAGGGCATTTTCTTGGCGGAAGCACCTTAAAATCTTCTATCGGCATACGGTTCGTACAGGAGTCGCTCTGTTCGGTTCTTCCCACAGCCATGTCAAAATCGAGGTAAAAGAAATCGCTGGTATTAGTACAGTAATATCCTTTAGTTTTCATATATTTTAAGTCAGAGTTTTCTATGATGTTTTTATCTGTAAGAAACTGGTTTCGCGTCGTATAAAATTTTTGAGTGTTATCTGTAAATATCGCTTTGTATCTGGGAATATTAGACGGTTTATTGCCGTCAACTAAAAACCCTTTTTCCCTCGCTGTTTTAGAAGAATTCCTTAAATCAGCCTCTATCATATAATTTATTCCAAGTTCCTTGCACTTCGCCTGAAATCTTCTGCATAAAGGCTGATTCTTTTCATTTGAGACGATTTCCGCAGTAAAAATACCCACCTTGTCTTTTACCTTACAGACTTTCTCAAAGTATTTTTCAAATGACTGAAACTCATAATGGAAAGAGGCCGTCATTGACAGTGATATACCGCGCTCTTTCAGATAAACGGCGAGAGAAGCGTAATAATCAGCGTCTCTCATAAAATTAGTCGTAACCTGTATTTTTGTAATTTTCTTTGTGGCCAAATGTGACAGTATTCCCTTTAAATCAAGTAAAGTCACTTCGCCACCTATAAGGTCAATCTTTATATTATTAAATCTCGTTTTATCGAGAATAGAGGATAGCTTTTCCGCAACCTCACAGAGTCTTTTCTCCTGTGCAGAAAGTATTTCCCTATCAAATTCTCTGTTTTCTCGCCAGCCTCTTATGCAATAGGAACATTTCAGATTACATATCTCCGTCATACGCCATTTTATGATAAAGTCAGCAGGGTCTAAGTCTTCAAGACGAACTATGCTTTTCATTAAGCTATGACGCTCCTTCCTCTCAGCCGGGCTTCCCGTGCGGCAAAGGCATCGTCACCCTTAGAGCTTGCGATAATCTCGTTCACCTTGCTCTCGATTATTGCCGTAAAGTCAATCGAGTTATCATTCTCGTTGTAAGTGGATTTCTGCTGCGTGACCTTTATTCCCGTTGACTTATCTATCACTGAGAAGTTTATTGTCGGAGCACCAGCACCGCTTCCGAGTAAGGTCTGAGGTGTCTTGGTGGCGATAAGGTAATCGTCCGGGTGTGTCGAAATAATGTCTCCTGACGGCGTTATGATAGCGTCGTTTACTTTTTTCTGCGTGAAGCTGTCGTTCGCAGATATAGCGTTCTTGTGGCGGAGAGTGTTCTCGTAATAAATAGCGTCCTCACGGGCCTGCTTCAAGAGGTCGGCAAGGTCATCCTTTATTTTTGAAAGTCTTTGATACTCATCTTCTTCACCTTCATCTTCACTCTTATCAGCGGATAAATACCCTCCCAGAAACGAAGCTCCGGCGCCTGCCGCAGCGATTGCCAATCCCGCAAGAACCTCACCCTTTGAAGAGGCGTGAATCGCCATTGAAAGACCTGCCTGGGTTATCATCGTGCCCATATTCTGCATAAGGCCCGCGCCAAGCTGTCTGAAATTCTCCATAAGAGATTTGGATGAATCCGCACCTTCCGCAAGGGATTTGCCCCATGTTTCCATAGTTGACGACACTGCGTTACCCGCGAAGTCCTCAAGAAGATTACCCAGATTAGCACCTAAATCAGAGAGCCTGTGAGCCATATCATCAAAAGCAAGATTCGTCTTGTTCACACTGTTCGTCATTTCATCGAAATTTCCGCCCATGCTTTCAATAATTCGCCGTGCTTCCTCAAGGTTTCCTGAATCTATGGCTGCGTTAAAACCTTCTGTATTAAATTGCCCCCATTCACCTTCTCCCCATGTATCTTTAATAAAATTTCCACCAGCTTCTTTGTATCCGTTAAGAAGCTGGGCATATTGCGTAGATTCTGGGTTTAATTTTTTATCAGCAAAAACCTGTTGTGTCATATTTGCGGACATCTTTGAAAAACTCATATCGCCAAGTCCCAGTGATGTCATAAGATTCTGCTCAGTGATAGAGTTTCCTTTTTGCAGATATGCGTATTTATTACCTGCCTGAGTCCATGAGTCAAAATAATTGTTTTTCAGTGCATTTGAAGCCGCGTCTGAATATTTTTTTCCTTCCTCTGCCTGAGCCGCGTCCTCAGCAGCTTCTATCAGCTCCTTCATCTGTATTCCGAAAGCGTCAAAGAGATGTTTCATCGCGTCAGTTTGTTTTTGATAATCGAATCCTGCGTTCTTAAAATTTTCGGAAGCCTGTCGTATAGCCTCGTATTGGTTTTTCCCTAAAGTAGATTCCCCTCCGTTATCTTTAAAAATCTTATCAATAGTTGCGTTATCGAGCGTATCGTAGCTGGCGAGTTTTCCTGCAAAGCCTGTCATATATTCTGAGAGAAGATTTTTTGCTCCCTTTGATACAGTCCTATTTCCTGCTGATACTGACATGGCAGACATGGCTCCGATTGAATTTCCCCAAGCCTCACCGCGAAGCTGTCCGGCGCGATTCCTGAAATCAACGCTCTGGTTTGCCAAACTATTTGCGAGACTGACTGTATCATTCAGACTCATTGTTGATTTACGGAGATTGTCGAGTGCTTCTACAATCGTATCCACTTTTATTGAGTCAACGAATTCTTTCAAATCTCCACTCAGAGTATTAGAGCTTTTTTTAAGTTCTTCTACGCTTCCTTTTGTGGCTCCCGTACTGTCCTTTACAATCATTCCAAGCTCAGAGTCATATCCGAGCGAGTAGCCGCCTATATTTTTAGCAGATGCCTGAAACGCATTGTCAAGGAAATTGCCTTCTTTCAGGTAAGGATTGTTCGCAAACTTCTCGTTCAGGCTGTTCTGAATCGTAGCCCAGTCTTCGCCGACACCTATCATGTCAACGGTAAGTTTCTCATAAACGGAAAGCTGGCTCTCCAAGGCTTTTGACAGACCCGACAAGGCAGAAGCCGACATCTTCACTCCGTCCTTCAGCGACAATGCATCTTTTATCATGTCGCTCTCTGTCTTTTTCCAGTTTATCTGCCTTACACCCTGTTTGTTCTGCTCATCGTCATATCTCATCCGCGACAAAATATCGCCTGCCATTGCTCCCGAAGAGACAAGACCTTGTACTCCACCAGTTACGACATTCCGAGCCGCCTGATTTGAGTATTTATCAATGAATCCAGAGCCGCTGTTGCCGACAAGGGACGCATCCCAGCCCGTAGCGTTGGCGACGATGCGTTTCCAAAGGGGAATATAGTCTGGAAGGTCTTTGCCTTTTTTTTCATCACTTGCAAAGCGTGGTTTACTAGCCGTTTCAGTATATTTTACAAAAATATCTCCAAGAAGTTTTTTCAGGACATTATCATCTGAAAAATCGTTTGCAATATCTGCTATTTCATAGAGAAAACTTTGTAAGGATCTTGCGTTTCCATTTGAAAGCCCCTTAAACTTTCCATCGGGGGACATCCCCGTACCTATCGTATTTAATATAAAGCCAAGTTGCTGCTCAATTTTATCTGTATCCTTCGACGATAAATCTCCAGATTTTCTCAATGCCGACAAAATCTGTAACACATTTTCTACATTTTTTTCAATTTCTAATACATTATCTGCATTCTCGCTTCCACTTAGGTATTCCTCTGTACCTTTTAACGCCGTCACTTTTCCTACAAAGCCACTTTCATAAAAAGCCGAAAGCGATTCAAGATTTCTTATTTCCGAAGCTTTTACCCTATTTATATTTGAGTCATACATAGATGACATTTTATTATAAAATTCTGCTAATTCAGCATCCTTCCGTTCCTTCTCTTTCTTTTCTTCCTCCTGACCTTCTTTTGAATGTTTAAATTCTTGGTTTGCTTTTTCTGATAAAGAAAATAAAGAATCTGATTTTTTCCCTAATTTGTCAGCAGATTCAGAAAATGAAATAATACTTTTTTCTAGTTCTGACCCCCTATAAGCGAAAGCATTATTAAGTTTTTCAAAATCTATTTTACCATTAGCAGATTGACCAGCATTTAATAATGATACATTAACGGCTCCTTTATTGATAACAGACGAGTATTCTGAATACAAATTATCTAAAAGAGTGCGTGGTGCTCCTCTTAACGCTATTGAAGCAGTAGAAAGGTTTCCTGTATCTAAAAATTTGTTTATTTCAGAGATATTAGGATTTCTATATCCCCCATTTCCCAAAACTTTTCCATATTTTTTTAGAATATCTATTATTTCATTTTCTAATCGTAGGTAATTTTCATTGCTGATAATTTTTTTATTATCAAGCCCATTGTCTTTAAGAAATTGCTTTGCGAATTCAGCTCTAATAGAACTTTCATTAAATTCACTTGAGCGAATGATTGCTATTTGTTGACCAATAGCTTCTGCAAGTTTAGGATTTTCATCCTGGAGAGCTTGTTTATATGCTTTTTTTAAGTCTTCAAGAAGTGAAAATGATGATTTCGCATACGCATAAGTTTGAGAATCCACAAAATTAGAAGATAAATTATTTATAGATTTATAAAAATTTTCTGCCGATGTAAGAAACTGTTTCGCGATGCTTGTAGAATTGCTTGTTCCTCCTAAATTCCAAAAAGAATTACCCACAGAAGCCATTGCGAGTTGCTTTTCATCGGACAGGTTTTGCAAACGAGATTTTACCGTTTTTGAACCTAGAAGAGTCGCATTATTAAATATGCCATTTACACCTGTTAAATCTTTAAATACTTTTTCAATAACTTCGGATGAAACTTTTCCATCAGAAATCATCTCACGAAGCGTCGATTGTGAAACTTTCAGCTCCTTTGACACAGCCTCAAAAATTGGTATTCCAGCATAAGCGAACTGTCGCATATCGAGCATGGAAGCTTTCCCGATAGACATAATCTGGGCGTAGTTATTTGCGATACGCTTCATCTTCTCCATGTTGCCGCCAGCCGTATCACCAATCATCTTGAGCGTACTCAGAAGGTCAGAGGCATAAACACCCGACTGCTTCAAGAGGACGGCAAGCTCGCTCGTCTGCTGAACTCCGAACGGAGATTTCGTGGCGTAAACCGACAATTCTCCGAACATTGAATCAGCCTGCGACTGTGAAGAGAACACAACGCCCAACTGGGTCTTTATCGACTCAATCTCCGCGTATGCCGTCGTCGCGGCTTTTGCAAAATCAAGAACTCCCTCACCGAGCTTGGCAATGGCAAGACCCGCAGCCGAAGCGGGGGAGATTATTGATTTTCCGACGACACTGAGCAGGTCTCCGCCAATCCGTCCGCCTGTCCCCATAGTGCTCAGCTTATCACCGACCTGAGTTACGCCACGGCCAATCTGATACCGCCAGTTCTTATTTAAGGCTCCGGCCTGATTAGCTTTAGCATTAAGAAGCTTTGCATCGGCGAGCTTCGCGCGGTCTGCGATGTATTCGGCCGTAGTCTGGTCTTCCTTCTTATTAGCTTTCGTCTGAGCCGCGCTGGCTGAAATTCTTTCTGTATTAGCCCGGTATTTCCTGAGCCTTTTTCGCTCTTTCGTGTCTTCTTTGATTTCATTTGTCAGTTCTATACGGGCGTTCGTCTCATCGATTTGCGCTTTCTGGAAATCCTTAAATGCCTTGTCGCTTCCAGTCGGCGACACCATTGAAGCACCAGTCGCAGAAGTTGCGGCATAAGTGGCGTTTGAGAAATTGTTCTGATTTGTAAAGGTAGAGTTCTGGTAATCGTTCCGAGTATTATTTACCGTCCTGTTTGCTTTAGAGGCTACAGTCGTGAGTTTCTCTATCCGCTGAATGACGGCATCAACCTGAGCAGAGACATCCTGAAAAGACTTAACCAAATTTTCCGTGCTTTTATCAACAGCCTGAATACCTTTAAGTGCGTTCTGTACATTTACACTTAAATCTATTCCCGCTGCTATTTCTGTCTCTGCCATAGTATTTACTCCTTGTCTTTTTCCCTCAGCTCAGAGATAACCCCTAAAGCCCAGCCCTTCATCTTAAAGAGCATTTTCTTGTCCTCAACGGTGAGCGGTACCTTCATGCACTCCACATACTCGTTCACCGTCCTGTATGTGAATATGACATTGCCCGCCATATCGTACTCAGCGTTCTGCCATATCTGCATGAAGTGCCTGAAAATCCACGAGTATTCAGGGGGGCAGGGGATTTCACGGAGTTTCTTCCACTTTTCCTCCTTCTCCCCGAATTCGATGAATTTCTGATAACCCTTCCGATAATCCTTCCCGCCGAACTGCTTTATAAGACGCTCCCTCGCGTCAACATTACGCACCCACTCAGTCTCCGTGGTCTCCTTTCCTTTTTTAAGGACTTTCTTCTTCTTCGGGTGGTAATGGTAAAGGAAGAAATAACGCTCTACGGCTTCCTTTAAGCGTTTTTCTCCCTTCCGATAAAATTTGCGGTGTCAATGGCAAATCTGACGATTTCTTCCTTGATAAGAGGAGACTTCAAGAGAAGCTGCTGGATAAAAGGCTTTGAATACTCAAGAGGCTTGCCCCCGAAATGAAGCTCCTTGCCCCCTGCTGCTCGGATTCCGTTGACGAAATCTGCCACGCGGTTAGCGTCCAGTTCCTTCTTTTTCTTTGTCCGCTCGAAACTGTCCTTTATATCCTCAACCTCAGCCAGTGCCTTGTCATACCGCTCCGATGCAATCACATTCTCATCAGTGTTCTTGCCGGTTACGAGGAATTCAAAGCCGCACGGAATCCCGTTGACCTTCGGCTCAAACCATTTCCCGGCCTGCTCATTGTCAATAGTGAAAAAATCCTCGATGTCAACGATTTTTTTCTCTGCGTTCTCTGCGTTCTCTGCCATAAATGCTCCTGAAAAAAAATATCCGTGACCCTTACGAATCACGGATATATCCTATTGCCTAAAAAATCAGACCTTAAATGTTATGCCGAGGCCGGAACCGTAAAGTAGCTCACGCAGTCCTTGCCGTTCCAGCTTGCAGTGACCTCGACATTCTTCTCAGCCGCCCCCTGCGTGACACCCGTAAGGACGGTGATGTGTCCGTAGTTGTCACTGTTCCCGCCCTTATTGACGATGTCAAGGATAACATTTGCGTTCGCAACCGCGTCGCCATTAGCGTCAACGATTTTTGAGCCGCCCGCTCCGTCATCAACCTCATAGCCGACGACAGGGGTAAACTCCTGCTCCGTATTGTCAACCTTCACGCTGATTTTAAGCCCGCCTGGATTCTCATCTGCGTCATAGAGCGGGATTTCTCCCTGACTGAGAAGGATATTCGGGGTAAAGGTAACCGCGTTGGGCGCGCCAGTAGCAGTTTCTCCCTCAGCGACGACCTCAAATGCCTCTGAATCAAGGAGCTTCGGAAGGGCAATCTTGAAGACGCGGCAAAGTTTCTCGCCGAACGAGCGGAGAGGAATCGACATGTCGTAATCAGACTCACCCGAAGCAGAAAGGTCTTTGTCCTCCGCCTTCGCGTTGAAAATCTGGAAGAGATAAATGAACTCAGGCTTGTCCTCATCCTTGAACGAGTCGTTCATATATCCCTTGTCCTCGAACGCAAAAAGAATCTCGAATGTCTTGTTATTGTTCGCGAGGTTATAGAGAACCTTTGCGTCAGGAACAAGATAGGTGTCAAGGTTTGAAGTGATAGCCTTCTTCTGAGATGTCTTTGAGATTGCGTTCTTTACGAACAGGGCGTATTTGTGCTCCATGTTCTTGTCGATGTTGAGAGTGAGTGTCTGGCCGAAAGTGATGTTCTTCCCGTTAATCCACAAGTCACCCTCGCGGGCGGTGAACTGGTCGGTGTCGGTGGCTTTCTCAGGGAGGTTGTCGATGAACGATTCTCCCGTGGTCACGCCGTCCTCGAATTTCGCCGATGTCGCTCCGCCGAGGTATTCCTTCGCCTCTGCCGTGTCAAGGATGTCAGAGCTTGAGTCTCCCAAGAAGCCGAACGAGCCTGTGACAATCTGACCGATTTCCGCGCTCAGATCAAGCGTGCTGACGGTAAGGCGTTTGAAGATGTGGTACAGGTCCTCACCCTCAGTGCCGCCGTATTTCTTGGCGATAAGGTACTCGATGTTTTTCTTCCCGAACGCAAGCTCGTTTACGACGCTTCCCTTTGGAACGATGAGAAGTCCGTCCTCGTGCCCGGTAATACCGTCATTAAGGAGGCGACGGGGCTTGAAAGCCTCGTTGTTGTTGTAATTCTCCTCATCGTATGTTCCTTCGGTCTCTCCCTCTTTGCAGGCTCTCGTAAGAAACTTGCCGTCCTCACAGGGAATCTTGTCAAGGTTAGTCACTGAATCAGTGTCGTTCTTCCATGAACGCCATTCACTCTGAAAGAGCGAGCAGAGGTTGTCATCGAATGTGACAGGAGAAAGCTCAAGGTCAATGCTTCCCTCGACAGATGTGTTTCCAGGTCTCGGAGCCGACTCAGAGCCGCCGTGACGGAGCTCGCTTGACTGAATGTATTCAGTTGTCGGCTTCAGGCTGTTTCCAGTGGTTCTCGTAAGGTACGGGAACTTGTAGCTTTTGTCACGCGACTTAATCTTCGTGAAATCAGCAGAAGCCTTGTCGGTGTTGATTCTCGAAAGATAGAGGTCGGTGTCCGAGCCCGTTTTGATATTGTGCAATACTTCTGACTTGTCTATCATAGTATCTCCTAGTTTTTCAAATCTGCCTGAACCATTACGGTCACAGGCACGGAATAATAGTCGTCAAGCAGCCGCGCGGAAGAACGGTATGCCGTCCGTAGAACCCTTATCCCGTCAAAAATATCACCACGCTTGAAACAGCCCGCGATAAAATCGTAGGCCTTGTCAATGTCGTCAGTGCCATAACCACCTGTCCTTGAACAGTTGATGTTTATCTGCAATCCGAAAATCCACCTGTTCCTTCCTGCCGTTCCAAGCTCCTGCTGTCGCGGCATGGAATGAAGCGGGAATATCTCGAACCAGAGGTCATCGGATGGTCTTTCCAAAGTCATATTAGGCTCGACGACATTCTCAATCTTTCCGTCATCGTCCTTGATAAAGTAGGGAAACTCAAAAATCTCCCATTCCTGAGTCTCCTTATTGAACTCTTTCCGAGACATCGCATAGAACCGCTTTTTTATATGCTTCCAGATGTAAGTGTCAGTCATATTACACTCCGTAAAGACTCATAATTTTCGCCACATCAGAATCTGAAAGCTTAGTCTTGCCTTTCAGTATTTTCTTTACCTCTTCTGTTATATTCTGCATTCCGCCGATATGTTTCAGTATATTTTTCGTATAAACTCTTTTCCCAGGAGCTTTAAACTGACCTGACTTGAACTCCATGTCTGTCATTGCGGTCATTCCTCTCGCGGCCTGTATCGAGTGGCCGTTTGCAACGCCGTGATAATGTTTGTTTTCCCCATCTTTTTTTATGATTCCATCTCCGATATATCCGCCGTATTCAAGGAGATGATACCTAAGCTCGTGTTCTTCATCCTTTGGATAGTCACAGTAAAACCTGACACTTTTCAGAGTTGTTCTTCCAGATTCCTTATTAGCTCTCCCTCGGCTTCCAGCCGCACCGAAAAACCTGTCACGAAATTCCCCATAAATGGTCTCTATTTCTTTCTGATTATTAAAAACCTCAAAAGTACAGCCGCAACTTTCTCTTAAATATTTGGCTGTAATACCTTTATAATTCCAATACCTCGCAGTCCAATAATCCTGCATATAATCATCATCAGCTTTGTGATAATGTATATGACCCTTATCATCGCGATATGAATAATCCTCGTCTCTCGGAGTTCTTGAAATTAACCTCTGAAAATAAATCGCTGCATACCACAAAGTCCTCTCAGACGCTTCAAGTCCCTTATGCGCGACCATTCTGCCTGTAAGGTCAAAAACCTTGTTTTCTATAGCACCAATCATCAGATTGGCGACAGCTTTCCCGTCCTTTCCTTTGTATACCTTTTGATGTGAACTTCCTTCTGTTCTTACTTTTATAGAAAATGTCGCGCCCATACTTATGCCTTCCTTCCCTGAATTACATAGGTAATTACATAGTCCCCGGTCGGATTGATTGGCCTGTAATGGATTACATTGTACTCAGTACCAGCGTACCGAACCCTGTCCTTGACCTCCGTAGGCTCCTCCGTGAACCTGCACACGAATTTCACATCACCTGCCTTTACGACACCATTGCTCTGGGCGATAGCCTCCTCAGAGTAGCTTGTCATAACGGCACGGGCATCTTCCGACACCTCGCGGAAAGATTTTGTAGTTTTCCCCGTCTCAGGTTCTTTTGTCAGGACTTCCTTCAAAAGAACGGCCGTCTGACTGTTTGAGAAACTGTCTATAAGCGAGTCCGCGACATTACGGAGGGCTTCGTAATCCATTTAGATTCGTCCTCCAAGAAGGTCGGTGTGAATCGCCCTCAGAATCCTGTTTCCGCCTTTCGTCTTATAGAAATCAGAAAGAAGGGAGTCAAGAATCGTGAAGCGTGAGATATATCCGCCAGAAGAATCGCTCTCGGAATAATACTCAACCTCAAGGACATCAACTTTCTGCTTCTTAATTGTTCCCGAAGCATCTTTCGTAGTGAAAAGGGAAGTGGTGGTGGCGATAAAGCCCGCCTCGCAGACAGCCTGTTTCAGCTCGTCAGGGATTCCAAGAACCTCATCCCCGTCCTTGTCAAAAAGCTCTACGCGGGGAAAACAGAGAGTCTGTTTCCGATGGAACTTCTTCACGCCTTTCCAGCCTACCTTTGAGTAAGTGCGGTCGATGTACTTGGTCGCGTTTATGAGATATGCCTTGCGCTCGTCTTCGGTCTTTGCGGCCCATGCCGTGCGACCTGTATTCCTCATGTAAGTGTCAGCATAAGCAAGCGTGACATAACAGTTCGCGTTCGGAACGCACGAGCCGTCCTCCGTAATGAGAATAACCTTGCTTTCTTCGTTCTCTGCTATGTCAGCCATGCCTGCTCCTATGCGTCACGCAATGTTTTCTGTTTCTTTGATTCAGCCTTGTCAGACTTAGGCTCCGATTTTGTCTCGGGTTTCACCTCTGGCTTCTCAGCCTTTGGTTCGGTCTTTGCCTCAGAAACAGGTTCTTTAACAGGCTCTTTTTGCGCCTGATTATTGCCAACCGCTTTATCAGCTACACGCCATCCGTTCTGGATTGCCGCCTTGACAGCATCCTCCTGCATCATCGCCTCGGTTTTTCCGCCTGCAACTTCTGGAATGTCGCGTATCATTTTTACGAGTGCCATAATTTCTCCTTGATGGAAAATTTACCGCCCTGAAAAAATGCAGGGCGGATTTTTTTTGGGACTTAGCCGAGCAAGAGGGCAATCCATGCAGGATTTACTGCCTTTACGCCCCATACGGCAGAAACCTGATACTGGACAACACGCTGGCCCTTTACGAGAGCCACCTCAAAAGTGATGCCAGAATACGGGTCTGTCACGAATGTACGCTCCATCATATCGCCCTCTTCGGGAGCCTTTGGAGGACGGATAGCAAGGGCAATGGCCGATTTGTGATAAGCAACAGACGGAGTATAGTTTGCTCCGATTGTCATTACTTTTCCGTCAGCAAGTGCCTTACGCAAGCCTGGCTCGCCGATTGCAACCTTTGTGGTTGTTGTAGCGTAATCCTGACTTACGACATATTTGTTTGCGTCGCCCTCGAAAGTAACGATGTCACCCGCATTGATTGCGCCTGAGCCAGTGTCAACGGCAATCTCCTCTGCGCCTGCCGCAAGTGTCTCGGCGAGGTTTGTCACATATCCTGTTCCGGCTCCGGCAACATGTTCCGTGAGCTGTGCCGTTGAGCGGACATTGAATCCGTATGTCGGCATGATGATTCCCTGACGGAGGGCGGCATCGCTTCCTGCCTCGTTCACCTTGACAAGATTCACCTGATTGGTAAGAAGACTTGTCTCGGCCTCCGGCGAAAGGGCGATTGAACGCCCGACTTTCGGACACTTGTTCGCGTCAAGGATTCCCTTCATCTGAGCCATGTCGCCCATTTTAGTGCCGTCGGCGAACGGAGAGGTTCCTGCCGTGCCGTAAGCCCGTGAAGCCGCACGGACTGCCTCTTTTGCGACAGATTCCTCAATCGCGTCGCGAATCTGATTGAAAGCGTCCGCGAACTGCTGGGCCCGTACAGTTCCCCATGCGCCTGAATTCATAACGGCTTTCTGGTCTTCACCTTTCCAGTCGATTGGCACGGTCTTTGAGAATGTCAGCTCCATGTTGATTGAGTTGACGTCAGACTCAGCCTCATTCGGGAAGTTGAATCCGACCGGGGTGTCAATCATCTTTCCAGCCTTTCCGATAGGCACCTTAACGATGTCACCGACAGCGGCCTCTTCCGCCCCAGTATTTGTGTTCACTGAGTTGATGAAACAGAACGGTGAGTAACCGCTCTCTCGCAAGCCGAGCATGTAATCACGGCGAATTTTGTTGATGTTTGAGTTAGAAGCCATAATCTTCTCCTGTATAAGTTATGACAGGCTAGATAATCTGCCCGCCGCTGATGTCGAAGTCCATTCGCTCCTGCGGCCCCAGCGCGTCATATTCAGCCTGTGTCAGCTTTTTGCCGTTTCCGCCTGTTCCAGCAGAGCCTTCCGCACCCCCGCCGCTCAGACCGGATTTAAGCAAGTTTTTGCCAACTTCTGTGTCGAGGAACTTATTAAGTGCCTGACGCATATCCAAAGAATCTTTGTTCACAAGAACCTCACTTCCGTCCGGCATCTTCAAGCGGGAGAATTTCTCTCCGTGCTCACCGATAATGAACGACTGCGCAAGCTCACGGCCGCCACCAAGCCACTGTTTATCGGCCGCAACCTTATTGAATTCTGCCATGACATCCCGCTCAAGGACACCGGCTTTCAGACCTTTGATTGCCTCGTCACGCTCCGCAAGCTGTTTGTTAAGCTCTGAGAGGCTTTTAGCGTATTTCTCTTCCATCTCTTTCTGAGAATTCTCAAATGCCTTCTTCAATTCTTCCGGCTGGTTCTCAGCCAGCTGCTGCTCCAATGTCTTCATCTTCGCCGAGGTGTCATCGAAAGAACCCTGCAATGCGGTAAGCTTTGAGGAGAGGGTATCTTTCTCTTCCTTCATTTTTGCCGAATTGATTTTCAGTCCTTTAACCTCATCCTCGTGGAATCCGATGACCGAAGCTTTCAGGTTGCCCCATTTCTCATCATCAAAACCTTCTGGCTTGAATGAATCCAATTTCTGTGAAAATTCAGCTAAACGCTGATCGTCTGTGTTTGGTGTTGTTCCCATGTCTTTGCTCCTGCAAACTGTAAAAGTAGAACCGCCTCGTCCGAGGGAGAAAACTTCTGTTTCTTACCGTTCTAAAGGAAATATAGAAGAGAAAAAAAAAGACCTTAAATCGAAAGAGAAAAAAAATGTCAATATGCAAAAAAAAAGGTTATGCACTGAATAAAGTGTGAAGTGCATAACCTTTTTTTGAAGTGAATAATTTTTATTAAGGAATAGCAAGAAAACCCCTTCCTTTAGGTGGGGGGTACTTCAAGGATAAAAAGCCCTAGTTTTACCTATGAAAATATTTTATCTCACTTTCATCATAAACAAATATATTCTGGCATCCTGAGCAAGTCTTTCTTGTACATCTATACTTCTCTGGAAATGTCTTTATTTCTTTCAAAATGTTACCTTCAACCTCTGTAGAGAAACATCTTTTAATATCCCCGAATGGCTCAATTCTTATTGTAGTCCAACCTGCAGAACACCAGCAACCATTTTCCATACTGAATGTTCTTGACTTCTTTGGAATATTCTTTACTGTTTCAGGAATACCGCCACCTGGAAGTCTCTCGACCATCCAGTTAATCATCATAATTCTGTTGTTAACTACGATATATTTGTTTCCATCAAACTCAAACTTGTTAAGCTCATTTAAGTACCACTCATAGTTATCGTCATTACAGACTATATTTATGTTATCAACTTGACATTCTGAACACTTCTTTACGAATTGACCGAAGTCGCCATTATGATAAGAAGCTCTTAACAAGAACTTAACGCCCCTTTCTTTTAAGATTGACCTTGTTTGCAAATACTTTTCCTTATCTAATGACATGTTTGAAGTTATTCTTACCATTCTTAAATATGGCGAATCCCATATCTTGATAATTTCATTTATGTCTTGTAAATAAGGCTCACCACCTGTTATGTAAACCTGAGAATTACTACATTTTCTTATATTTATAAGCTCATTTATTTTATGCGCAATTCTTCTTATAGTCTCAGCATCTGGAAACTGAGCTTTATTCTTAACAACGCAATACGGGCAATTCATATTGCATTTCTCTGATATTTTCCAGCTTACCTCAAAGAAGTTATCCAAGTTGTGAGTTAGCATAAGCCGTCCTCCGTGTCTTCCTCTATATAAGAAAGAATCTTGTCAAATACAGAATTCCAATAAGTTATAGGCTCTTCAACAAACTCAGTTGTCCACTCTTTGTGAACATTCTTGATGCTCTTGTAATTGTAGTCATTAGTAACAATTACAGGCATTTTGTTTAAGATATAATCCCATACTTTTAAGTTAAACTGACCAGCTGTATATGCGTTGTCTTTTAATGGAACTAAACCTACTTTACATTTCTGTAAATACTTCATCATATCTTCCCAGTTCATAGAAGGAATATTCTCAAAACCAGGAATTTCTAATCCAATAGAAACAAACTTGAAGTCTGGATGTTCTTGTCTCAATTTATCGCAAAACTCAACATCAACTTTATTCTCAGCTCTTCCAACATAAACAGCAATGTTTTCTTTCTCATAAACCCTGTCAAATGGATATTGGTAATAATTGGCAGCATTCTCTAACAAAACTTTATTCTTGTGTTCAGTGTTAGCATAGATAAACCTACTTGAACAGAATACTCCAGTAGCCTTGTTTAATACTGTCTTATCAATACCGTCTACCAAAGCATCCCACATATCTGTCTTGTCATAATAAATTGGGCATTTGGCTTTCTCTACTAACTCATCAGCTCCTCTTGGGTCTGAAATAACAATAAACTTACAGTTAGAAGTGTCAACAGAGCCTTTATAAACTGTTGCGACTTTGTAATGCTTCTTCAAATAAGCGTTAAGTTTCTGTCTTCTGTAGATGTTTAATCCTTTGGCTGTGTTGCCAACAAACTGAACAACTTCATAGCCTTCTTGAATGTCATTTTCTACTTCATCAACAACACCAAGCTCTTCTTTTGTTGGCCAGTCAAGTCCTGTACCTTTAATCAATACAGCATTTTCTGGTCTTGTTTCAGAATGAATGACTGTAGAGCCCCTGTGTCTTAAATAGTCTAAAACATAGTCAGGGGCATCTCTGTATACGATAACTTGCTTATGAACGAGTTGCCAAAAGTTGTGTTTAGCCAGTATGTAATTCATATTATGAAACCCTTATTGCTTCTAGTGAGAATGTATTTGAATCCAAGTATGGATCGTCAGAATCAAGAATAAATGTCTCAGAAGCTCCAGCCGCAATAGTAGAGAATGTTACAACTCTATCAACTGCTGAACTACCTCTACCGCCATATCTTGAAACAGAAATATCATGGTTTCCCGTATTTTGAATAGTCCAAGTTCCTGTTGCTTGGTCAGCGAATGTCTGTCTGAATCTGTAGTTAACACCTTGTAACAAAGAAGAGTCAATAGAAACATGTCTTGTAGAATCAACTGTCAATGGAAGAATGTTGTAGTGCATAGTGCCCAATGCGTTCTCTACTAATGTCTCACAATTATCAACAATGTATTGCTCTAAACCGTCTGTGGCTGTATTTATTGCGTTAACAACTTCTATAGACTCACCAGAACCAGTAGTTAAACCAGTAACAGCCTTAATAACAAAGAACACACCAGTTTGTTTACCGTGAGTAGTAGTTCCAACTCGAGCGTCTCTTACACCAGCTACTTGTCTGTTACCAGTATAAGTATGGGTTGAATTTGACTGTCTTGCATATAAGTTGCCATTTATCTCACCGCCTGTCAAGGCGGTTTGGACTGTGTAATGTTTGTGCTCTTGTAATTGGTCATCTTTGAACTGACCTAATGTATAAACATCATGTGCAGCAATTTCAGTTCTGTCAGAAGTACCAATACCTACTAATGTGGACTCTCTCAAGTCAGGAAGCTTGTTTGAGCCTAACAATAAATAAAGCTCTGGATATTGTGTGGTATCATATTGGCTTCCATCACAAGGCAAGAAACCAACTGGAACCTTAACCGAATAAATAGGTATAATAGTTCCGATAGGCAAACCTGATGAATTTGCTCCGCTTACTACTTCTAATTTACCATTTCTCTTTCTTAACAAACTCATTCTATTTAACTCCTTTTATCTTCCTGTATAATCACGAAGTTTGTAGTAGGCAACATGCTCTAAGAATTGTGACGACGAGGTATAAGTATTTGAACGATACATCTTATCGCCTTTCTTAAAGAGAATTGTAGAACTTGTTGAAGCTCCTGTTGTTCCATTACCAGTTATACCACCTGATATTTCAACACCATTCAAGTATATATGATGAACATTGACGACCCCATAGTTTGCAAGAATATAAACTCCGTCATAGGGCATTGCCATAGCTGTTTCCGCTGTTGTAGGTAATGTTATATCCTCATAATCACTCAATATATTCTGAGCTCTACAATAGGCCTTAATAGTATTGACTGCATTAGCAACTTCTGACGCTTCTGTACTTGATGTCTCAATTCCGCTTACTGCTTTGATATATTTATAAATAGGTTTCTTCCATACAGCTGTGGCATACCATTTATTATCGCCTAAGTCTCCTGAAGCACCCGGTGTTGCTATACTACCTGTTGTTGCGCTCGTTAAATAAAGAGCATCACCTTTCTTTACATTTATTGTTAATCCTGCATTAACACCTGTTGCAGAACCCCAACCTCTGGTAAAGTTTATCCAATTTCCATTTAAGTTTGCGCCCCTGCTACCATAGCCATTTACACTTGAAATAACAGCATAAATAGTACCATCATGAGGAACAATATAAGGATTTGAGGCAGTCTTATCAGCAAGTTCTGTTGAGATATATTCTGGAGAATTGTTTTGTAAACCATACTCTGTAGGCAAAACA